TCAGGCGAAGGGCAGATCACTGCCGTCGTACAGCACGCGGCCGTCGCTGTCCGCGGGGTGCTCGTCGTACGGAAGCAAGCCCCACAGGAACCGGCACGCGGGGCAGGCGAAAACCTCGTGACCGCCCGTCGATGCGACGTGATCCAGACCGACCTTCACCGGGCTGTCGGTCGACCGGACGCACCAGCGGCAGATCTCACTCACGGCCGTACCTGCGCAGCATCCCGCCGGCCCGCAGCTTCTTGTGACTGCACCCGTGATCGCAACGCACCGTCATGATGGGCACCTCGTGGGCTGCGCGCTTGCCGGGGGCGTAGACCGGACCCGGGCCGCAGCACATCTCACACAGGCCCGCCCTGCACTCGGGCGTCAGGACGTAGTCCCCGGCGCTCATGCGCTCCGCTCCGCGTTGCTCAGGGCGCGGCTGCACTGCCGCTCCGCGTCCGTGGCCGGCCTCACCGCGTCCGCCTTCGCGTCCCACTCCCGTCCGCCGCCCGGCGGTCGCAGCTGGACGCACGGCCCGACGTGGTCCATCACGTAGCCGATCCGGTTCAACCGCGTATCGACGACCAGGGCGCCGACCCTCATCCCTGCACTCATTCCTCCGGGCCTCCCCGCCGCAGCACCCGAGCCAGTTGCATGGCCACATCAGCGCGGACGCGCCCCAGGTTGACGAGCTTCAGTTCGGGCGACACGAAGTCGACGGACAGGGAAGGAAAGACGATCTGCCCCGAGTCGTGCAGCGCTTCCCTGAGCATCTCCATCGCCGTGTGCGGGTCGACGTCCTGCGGTTTCTCCTTGGCCATGAACAGGACGTTAGGGACGCCGTGTTGGGCGACACCAGGCGGTGTTCTCAAATGTTCTCGCGCCAACTTCGAATGTTCTCTGGTGTTCTCACGAAGGGTGCGGCAATCTGTGGTGCGGGGTCAGGCGCCCGACCATGCTGGACTGATCATCGTCCAGCGAAAGGACCGGTCATGCGCCAGTTGCGCTTCACCGGCACAGACAGCAAGGTCGACGGCTGCCCGGCACTGCACACCGACGTCGTATCCCGCGAGGTCATCGTTCAGGGCAAGCCGCTGACCGACCCCGACGACCTCGCCCAACTGCGTCACTTCAGCGACGCAGAGGCCGCGGTCGTCGTACCCGCCGAACTGCTCGTGAACTGGGCACCGAAGGAGATTGAGCACGTGCCGGACATGGTCGACCGCGACACCTTCCGCCGTCTGTTCGAGACGTTCGAGCACACGGCATGGCGGCTGGAAACCCGCCGCGGCTACGCGAGCGACCGCGAAGACCCGGACTTTCAGGCCTTCTTGGAAACCGGCTGCGCGCCGTTCGACGACACCGAGCCGTGGTTCAAGAACATCCGCCGCCAGACGGCAGCGGGGAAGCGGGTGGGGCGGGTGCGCATCGCCGACAACCCGCCCACGCAGAACCAACGGTTCCTGCTCGACTACGCGCGCCACAGCGCGGCAGCCGGCGAGGACATGCGTTACCTGTGGCGCAGGGACGCCGACCGGGCCGGACTCCCCGCAGAAGACTTCTGGCTCTTCGACTCCCGGATTGTCGCGCTGTTCCACTTCGACGACGCCGACGCCATGACCGGCATTGAACTGATCACGGAGCCCGCCGCCCTGGTGCGGTACTCCATAGCGCGTGATGCGGCCATGCATCACGCCATCCCGTACGAGTACTTCGCGGCGCAGGTGACCGCGACCGACTGAGTGAGTGTGACCGGTGAGCACCGACTACCAGCAGGCACGTACAGCCCTCGGCGGACGCATGCGGGAGCTGCGCATCACCTGCCCCGACGGCAAGCTCACCGGTCCGCAGCTCGCCGGCCGGCTCGGCTGGACGCACTCGAAGGTGTACAAGCTCGAAGGCGGGAAGCAGACCGCCACGCACCAGGATCTGCGGGCGTGGGCCGACGCCACCGGCCACGCCGGGACGTACAACGAACTCGCCTCACGCCTCGCCGGGTTCGAGTCGCACATCCGCTCATGGCGCCGCGCCCTGGCGGACGGCTTCAAGCCCGCGCAGACGAGCCTCACGGCGCAGATCGACCAGTCCCGGGACATGTGGATCTGGGAAGAGGCGGTGATTCCCGGCCTGGTGCAGACCGCCGACTATGCCCGCCACGTCATGATGCGGTACGCGCAGCTCCTCTCTCCGGCCCGCGACATCGAGGACGCCGTACGGGGCCGGATCGAGCGGCAGAAGTGGCTGTACCAGCCGGGCCGCAAGCTGTACGTCCTCGTGTGGGAAGCGGCGTTGCGCTCCCTGATCTGCCCGCCCTCCGTGCTCGCCGCCCAACTGGACCGGCTGACCGGGATCATCGGCATGGACACGATAGAACTCGGCGTCGTCCCCTTCACCGCCTCCATGAAGATCGTGCCCGCCAACGGCTTCTGGATCATGGATGACCGCTTGGTCGTCGCGGAGGACTGGCATGCGGAACTGTGGCTGGACGACGCGGACAACATCGCCCTGTACATGAAGGCGTGGAACACGCTCCGCGAGTCCGCGGTGTACGGATCGGACGCGCACAACGTCATCAACGCCGCCCGTCGCAACCTGAGTTCACGCTGATTGCGGCCAGACGGTTGACGCTGCTTCAGCATCCCTCCAACATGACTACTGGACCAGTCCACCAGTAGAGGATGAATGATCATGGTAATGCCCAAGTACGACCAGATCGCCGCCGACCTGCGGGGCCGGATCGTCCGCGGCGAACTCGCGGCCGGTGACGCGCTGCCGTCCGAGCGCGAACTGACCGAACATTGGGGCGTCGCCCGCGCCACTGTCGTCCGGGCGCTGGACGTCCTGCGTCAGGAAGACCTCATCGAGACCCGCCAGGGCTTGGGCTCCATCGTCCGCGAGCGCCTCCCTCTGGCGCGCACGGCCGGCGAACGGTACGCGACGTCCGTCGCGACGGGAGCCATCTACACCGCAGGCGAGTACGCCGAAATCGTCGCGGCGGAGAAGGCGCCGGCTCCGGACGATGTCGCGGCCGGCCTCGATATCGACCCCGACGCCCCGGCCGTGCGCCGTCAGCGTGTGACCTTCGAGGGCGACACCCCGGTCGCGACCTCGGTCAGCTGGTTCACGGCGGACGTGGCGCAGGCGGCACCCCGTCTGCTTCAGCGCGAGCGGATCCGCGAGGGCACGACGCGGTACGTCGAACGCCAGACCGGCCGCACCCCGCACACCGGCCGCGACTGGTGGGCACCCCGTCTGGCGACGGACGAAGAGCTGACCCTGCTGCGTCTGGACGGCCCCGCCGCCGTCGCGGAGACACGGCACGTCACCTACGACGCGGCGGGCCGTGCGCTGGCCTACGAGGTCGGCGTCAGCCCCGCCGGGCGCTGGTCGCGTACGGACGAATATCCGATGAACCGCTAATTGTTCATCAACTCCTGCGGTGGCCCCCGTAATTGACGGGGGCTTTTCCGTGTCCGCCCTCTTGACCTGACTAGTCCACCAGTCCACCATATAAGTAGGAATCCGGGCGGACGCCGCGTTTGGCTCTCCCGCCCGCGATGCGCCATTGTGGTCCGCCTCACTCACCGACTCCCGGAAGGCAGGCAGGCGTTGAAGAAGATCATTGCCGGACTATGGCGGGTCATCCGAGGCCCGATGCAGTGGCGCGTTCTCTGGCTCGCGCACGCGAAGTTCATGGTCGGCGTCACCGGCGTGGTTCGCGACGATCACGGTCAAGTCCTGCTGCTCAAGCACCGCATGTGGCCGCAAGACCGCCCGTGGGGTCTGCCCACCGGATACGCCATCAAGGGCGAAGAATTCCCGCTCACCATCGCCCGTGAAGTCAAGGAAGAGACCGGTCTCGAAGTCGAGGCGGGTCGGCTGGTGCACCTCAAGAGCGGATACAAGCTCCGGCTCGAAGTGGCCTACGAAGCCCGCGTGGTCGGAGGAGATCTCAAGCTCGATTCGTTCGAGATCTTGGAGGCAAAATGGCACTCTCCGGACTCCCTGCCCGACGGGATCCAGGAGTCACACCGTGCTCTGATCCTCGGCAAGACGCTGTCCTGACCGGACACGCTCTCGCCCCGAACGAGCACGCCGCACAAGACGGCTCCGCCGCCGCCCTCGCCGAACTGCGGGCAAGTGGAGACAGCCTCAGTGCACAGCACCCCGACCATGCATTCCGCCCGCTGCCCTCGGTCCTGCTGCACTGGCAGGCGAAGGATACGGACATGTTCCACCACGGGATGACCGTGCTGCGCCCCCGCTACGCCGCACTCGGACTGCGTGACCTGCTCCCCCTCGAACGCGTCATGGTCGGATCCGCGTCGCAGCGGGCGGGAGCGTTCGGCGGCTTCCACCACCCGAACCAGGGATACCGGCATCTCCAGATGCGCGCCCTGATCACGATGTACGGGGACATGCGGGGCGACGTGCCGACCGTCCCGGAACTCGCCGTGCTGGACCTGCTGCGGGCGTACGCGCACGACTGCCTTCACTACGGGTCGTGCCGCCGCTACCTGATGCGTGGCGGTGAAGTGGTCCGCACTCAGTACGGGATCAACTACCGCCAGCCGAACGGCCGTACGTACTCGGCACCGGACGTTCCGGGCTCCCCCACGACCCGCAACATCGGAACCGTCATGGAAGGGGCATGCGACCGGGAAGCCCGGTCGATCACCCGGCAGGTGGCCGCAGCCCACGGCGTCGAGTACCGCGACGGGGTGGACGGCTTCGCCTTCCGCGACGTGACGGGACAGCTCGACAGCCGGGACAAGCCGACAGGCGGGACCCCGGAGACCGCGAAGTACGTCACGTCGATGCTGAAGTACGAGGCGGGCGTGAACGCGAGGTACGCCGGGTTCCTGGACGAGATGGGGCAGTCCGAGAGCGACGCGCTGCACGACGTCATCCTGTCCGCGATCATTAGCGGCGACCTTGCGGAACTGTGCGCATGGCTGGACGCACGCCACGGACCGGGAACGTTCGCGGCGCTGTTCATGTCCCGGCGCTACCTCTCCCCCGACACACCAGAGGCAGAGTTCAGGCTCGCGAGCTAGCGACGCAGCACACCAAGACCCGGCGCCCACACGGTGCCGGGTCTTTCTGCGGCTCACCGGCGCCGCCAGAACAGCGAGCCGAACAGGTCCGCCAGGGCGCGGATGATCTCGGGCCGCTCGGACCCCTGCGTACTGCGGAGCGCGACGCACAACGCGGCGATAGCACCGGCCATGAACAGCGCGACGAAGAGCAAGAATGCGGCGAGAGCCCACGGGCCGGCCGTGGTGAAGACTTCAAATACGGCGGTCATGCCGTCCCTCCCAGAACGGAAATGCCGTCGCCTTCGAGAGGGCACCGCCACAATGGCAGCACGACAACCTCAACGAAGGACAGACGGTTACGTCTGTCGTACAAACACGGCGCCTGTCAGACCGTGCCCACCGCGAGAAAACAACGCGGCGGTATTTCGCTGAGGTCGTAATGACCACGGGGTCCGTAAAGACCTTGGTAAAGCGGTACTGCTTGTTGTGCGACAGGCGTAGCGGACCAGGCCACTTATTGGCCCGCTACTCGGGACCTGTGCGAGTCCCGACATCGGCCCTGGGGTCCAATGGCCCCATAAGCCGGAGGCGCAGCACAATCCCCAACAACCGTTGGCGGGTGGGGATCAGTTGTGCTCGCCTGCCGCAGAAACATAGATGACCAACGGGGCGACACGCAAACCCGGTTGGAGTTGGAACACGCGAGCGAATCCGTGGAATTCAGGCGTCCACTTTTCCGCATGGGCATCTGCCCGGGGCGCGAGTAGCCTCGATCGGCAAGAGACAAGGGGGAAGTGCGCATGGGCGACATCCCGGAGAGCCGAGACGCGAAGCACCCGATCTGGCGCCAGCTGCTGACGCCGTTCTACCGGACCCGCATGAACAAGGCGAAGCGCCGGACGGCGGCGACGAAGGACAACGTCGGCAGGATCAAGGCCGGCCGCGCCGCAGCAGCGAACGTCAAGGAACTGCGACGCCGCGGCGACCTCAAGTAACCGGCCGCTTCGGCTTGTTCACTGCCTCCGCCCCGGGCTGCCTGTCCGGACGCGGGGGCAGTGTCGCGCCCGGCACCCGCGCGAACCAGGCCCACAGTTCCTCCGTGACCTGCGAGCGGTTCGAGCCGGCCGCCGCGGCAGCGGCGTCGAACACCTTCGTCAGGCCCTTGACCTTCGGACGCACGGAAGCCGGCGCGTCGTGCTCCGTCGCGGGCCGGCCACGCTTCTTGGGCTCGGTCGATTCTGTCATACAAGAAATCATGGCGCCGCCTCTTGACGGGCGCAAGCCCCCGCGCAATTCTTGTGTTACAGAAAGTAAGGCCTGACCGAGGGGTGAGCATGGCGAACTTCCAGTACACCCGGACACGATTGACGACTACGTCCGTTACGCCGCGCAGGCCTTCGCCAACGGTCAGGGCTTGCAAGTCACCTTCGACCCCTGCGACGGAACGTTCACGGGCCTGGCGGCCATCGACCCCAGCACGCCGTTCGCCCGGCAGATCGCCAGGACAGCAGAGCGCCGCGCCAGCACCCTCAACAGCTGAGAGAGGAACCTGTCATGGCCAGGGAAACCGTTAGCGCAAACGACCTGACCCGCAACAGCCGAGTCGTCCTCGAAGAGAGCGAACTCCCCTACCTCGTTGACTCGGTCGCCGACCAGCCGGACGGCGGCGTCATCGTGACTTTCTCCTCCGGCGACACCGCGGAATACGCGACCACGGATGCCGTCACGATCGTCGAGTGAGCCCCAACGCAAAGAAGCCCCCTCCGCCGCGAAGGCAGAGGGGGCTTTCAGCGTGTGGCTACTTGTTGGGGACGGCCCACGTGAGGCCGAACGTCGCCAGCACCGCCGCCGCGACGGTGAGGCCCTCCTGCGTGGTGATGCTGTTGTCGGCCAGGGCCACACCGAGGGCGGTTGCGCCCGCGGCGAGAGCGCCCGCAACGGCCTTCGCGTACTTCGACACCTTCATGACTGCCTCACTTCTTGGGGATCTTCAGTACCTGACCGGGCGTGATCCGGTAAGGGGCCTTGATGTTGTTGGCCTTCGCGATGTCGAGCCACGCGACGTCGAAGGCGGCGCCGATCTTCGTCAGGGTGTCGCCGGCCTTCACCGTGTACTCGGGCGCCGGCCGCAGGCGGATGCCGACGCGCTGCCGCATCCAGGACATCGAGAAGCCGCGGGGGTCGACCTTCCCGGGCTGCCATTCGAGATGGCCGATGACGCTGCGCTCGCTCCATCCGTGGTGACGGCAGATCGCCGCCGACACCCGCTCGATGGCGTCCAGCTGCACCGCCGGCCACGGATCCACGCCGTCCCCGAGGTTCTCGCACTCGAAGCCGTAGAAGTGCCGGTTGCCGTCGGTGTTCGCTTCGTTGTCCGCCGGAAGCGCCGTCTCGTTGATGACCGCCGTCAGCACGTCGTCATCGCCCAGCCCTGCGTGATTGGCGCGGCCGTAGCCGACCAGGTGTACGCGGCCGTTCTTCGTGATGACGCCGTGGCACAGCGGGCCCGGCAGATCCGAATGCCCGTCACGGCAGATCGCCACAGTCTTGGCGCTGCCCGACGTCACCGTGTGATGGATCATCACGCCGTTCATCGGGCCCCACGGCCCCTTGGCGTTCCGGTTGTGCTCACGCCAGTTGCCGACTTCGACGACGGTCAGACCTTCGGCTTTCAGGTCCGCCAAGAACTGAGCGGCCGTCAGCGGTGCCGCCATCACTCACCGTCCAGCGCTGCGCGGACCATGCAGTCTTTGGCTTCCAGCAACTTGCGCAGGCCGGCCGTCAGCTCCGGGCCGCTCAGCTTCTCCGCCAGGCTGTGTGCCAGCGCATGGAACGGCTGGCTGACTTCCTGGAGATCCGGCGGCAGGTGGCCATACTCGAAATAGCGGATAATGGATGCGATCGCGGGGTGCATGGGTTATCCCTTCGGATCTTCCGTGAACGGCGAACCGTCAATGAATTCGCTGCACTTGAGCGTCTTGTATCCGTCCTCGATGACCTCGAAGGAATGGTCATACGCTTCGGGATCGTCGGCGGCTTCCCGCGCCTTCGCTGACTTCGACTGCAAGAGCAGCTGATAGAGGGGGCAGAACGCGCCGCGCCGCGTGGCGGTCTGCGCGATGTCGAGCCGGGTCGTCAACTCAGTGATGCGATTCGCGTTGCTGTCGACTCGCACCAGTGCGACACCGAACCCCACAGTCAGCGCGGCCGTCAGCGCGAAGCCCATGATCATGAGCCAGATCAGACGGCGGTTCGACTGGGACCGTTTCGCCAGAGAAACGAAGTGGTCTCCGCTGTCCTCGGCCAGTGCCTGCGTCTCCGCGAGCAGTTCAGTGGCCAGTTCTGCGAGCCGTGTCAGACGGTCCGGTTCCTGAGCAGTCATCGTTCTCCCCCGCCTCCCGCAGCGTCTGCACCTCTGCCATGAGGTCTTCCGAAAATGCCAACAGCCGGGCGGCGGTATTCAAGAGGTCGGCGCGGAGCTTCTTTGATTCGGCAATCAGTCGGTCGGCGCGGCTGTCCAGTGGCATGGAATCAACTCCGTCGGACAGCGGCCAAGGCGTCGGCAACCGCGCGATTCGCGTCGTTGATTGCCTGCGCTGAGTGAGTAATAGTGGAAACGTATTCACTTCTCACCGCTTCGTTCAGCTTGCGCAATTCCTCTTCGAGACGGTCCGCCCGTTCCGTCTCGCGATCGAGTGCAGCTGTCAGCCTGGTGAAGAGAACGCGCACTGCGGCGAGCGCCATCAATGCGACGACACCGACAGCGCCGTACTGAACAAGCACTCCGGTGGCCGGATCCATTCACACACCTAATCCAGAAAGTATTCGAGGTTGAAGCTGAACCATGCGGGATCCGAGACGGTCACATCAAAGCTGTGATCGTGCGCTTCAGTGCCATCGGTACCGCCGTCGTTACCGGCAGTCGGATTTCCGTGTTTGTGCGTCGTGTTGCTGACGCTGTGCGCGTGGTCGTTGACCGAGGTGGTGCCGCCGGGCTCGCCGTCCGCCGCACTGCCGTGCTTGTGCGTCGTGGTCGGGATCCCGTGCACGTGGCTGCTCGCGCTGTTGGTCGTACCGCCGTGGTTGTGATCGTTGTTGGCGATGCCGTGCGTGTGGCTGCCCTCGGAGGAAACGCCCCCGCCGTGATCGTGATCGTTGTTGTCGATGCCGTGGCCGTGGCCCGACTCGGCGTCGGTAGTGCCACCGGCCGGCGCCGTCGTGCCGCCGACCAGGGTCACGGTGCCGTCGGTCTCGAAGTCCAGCTTCACCGTGTTGCTGCCGCCGATCGCGGTACGGGCGACAATGATCGAGCGCTTCTCCACGGGGCGGTAGCCGGAGGCGAGCGGCGTCGACACGACGATCGTCCCGGAACTGCGCGTGGCCGCGCCCTTCCACTGCATCTTCGGTGAGCCGTTGTCCCACACCTTGCGGTAGCGGACGTTGCCGTTCGCATTCCCGTTGTGGCCGAAGCCGGCCCCCAACGTGACGACCGTCCACACGGACGCGGAGAAAGCCGCCGCGATCTGCCCGAGCGCCACCAGGTCCGTGCCCTGCTTGATGATCAGTGCGGTGTCCCCGACGACCGGCGCGTAGCTGTCGATGTAGCGGACGCCGTCGATGGTCGTCGTCGTGTCACCCGAGATCTGCACACTGATCGTGGGCGGCGTCGCCGTGTCCGCTATCGCGACGACGACGCCCTTGCGGATCGTCGCGGGGTCGAAGTCCAGCACCGCTTGCTTCGCGATCTCCGCGGCGAGTTCGCGGATCGCGTCCGTCTGCGCCGCCTGCGCGGCGGCGGCTTCGGCGGCGGAGCCCTGTGCTGCCGCTTCCCCGGGGACGATCGGCGGTTCCTGCGGCACGGACTCGGAAGGAGAAGTCATCCGCCCCCCACCGTCCGCTTCTGCCGCAGCGTCAGGCCCTGCGTCCCCTTGGCGTCCAGCGGCACGTTGAAAGCGTCGACCGCGTACAGCCCCGCCACGTGGCTGCGAGCCCGCCTGACTTCGACGACCTGCCCCGCCTCGAACGCGGGGTTCACGACGCCCGATATGGAGAGCTGCGCGGAGAACCCGAGCAGGTTCCGCAGAAGCTGATCCGCCGTGGCCTGCGCCTCTTCGGCAGTCTTGATCAGCTGGTCCGTGATGAACTGCGGCACCTCGCCGTACGGACCGAGGTGGTACGTCGCCGACGTCGGCTCTTCGTCCCACGCCACCGCCCGCACCGGCGGCAGCTCATCCCCCGGCGACTCCCCCGTCAGAACGATCCCGTTGAACCCGGGCTCATCAGTGAAGACGCGAGAGAGGTCGATCATCGTGCAGCGCTGCCCCTCGATGTACGTGAAGTCCGGGGAAGGCAGCGCGTCGATGTCGGCCGGCGGGGCGATGACCACGCCGCCTTCAACGTCGAAATAGATGTCGCAGCCCAGCGACATCGCGAGGTCGGTGACCGCGTCCCACGGGTCGTCGCCGACGTCGTACAACCGTGGCGCCGTCGTCGTCCTGGTCGTGCTGATCGAGTCGTACGCGAGGTCGGGAAAGGTGCGCGCCAAGATGTCTTTGATCGCGTCAATGATGTTGGCGCCAACCGGGATCACATACGGGGATGTGAACTTGTCGCGCGCCACCGTGCGGCTCAGGTCGAAGGCCTCAAGCTGGATGTCGGGGCTGCCGCCCGTCGTGTCCTGGATGCTGACCTTCGCCAGCCGGAACACCCCCAGCGGCAAGACGTCTATCTCACCCTCGGGATGCTCCGGCGTCGCTGCGTAGCGCACGCCCCGGTACGGGCGCAGCTCCGTGCCGTACGGCGTCAGCAGCGATGACGTGTCGCTCGGGACCAGGGTCCCCAGAGGATCTACGCACACGGCCTTACAGGTCCGCCGAATCGCGGCGGTCCGGTCGACGCTGACCTCTCCGCCGGTGGCGGGCAGACGCACCCGCTCCTGCGTCGGAGAGATCACGTCCACGTACGAGTAGACCTCGTGACTCTGCCTGATCTCCGAAAGCAGGCGGGCCGATGCACGCTGAACTGTCACCGGCCCGCCCCTCGTTACACAGGTGCCGCCACCTGTACGAACGTGATCTTCACGTTGCGGATCGGATCGACCTTGCGCTGACCCGTCGGCAGAATCTCCGCCTGGATATCGCCGATGGGCCGGACCCACCACGCGTGATCGACGTCGCTCTGAAGGAAGAGCGTCCGGCCGGAACGCAGCAGCTTCCGCAGCGGCGCGTATTCCTCGCGCCGCATTCGCAGCGTGAGTTCGAGGGCGTCGCCCTTGTAGCCCTCCGTGAGAACCAGCGGGAGAGCCTCGCCCAAGGGCTGGTACATGACGCTCGTACCGGTCGTGCCGACCTGGATCGTCTCCCACGCGACGCGCAGCGAGATGTTGCTGTCCGGGTCGGTGATGTCCTTCAACCACCAGTTCAGGGCGGACAGCGACACTTCGTCACTGGCCGGCCCGTAACCGGAAACGAACTGATCCCCGGCAAGGCCGTAAGAAATGGTCTGCGCCCGGTACCGCCGGTTCACCAGCGGGATGATGGTGTGATCCGTGTACGTGGCGACGCCGGACAGCGGATCGAAAACAGGGGGACTCGTATCGAGCCCAGACAACGTCTGCCAGTCCCCGTACCCGGTGCCGTCGTCGTCGGCGTACTGAATGACCGGCGAATGCCAGACGGCGTGCGTCGTGCGGCCGGTGCCGTTCCGCCACACCGGTGACAACCCGAGCATGATGCCGACCCGATCGAAATACACGAGGTCCGACACGGCGCGGTCCGTCACCGCAACTTCACCCTTGATGCGGGTCGTCCCCTCAGGAATGTCGAACACCCCGGAGGACTTGACCCACGTCGTCGTGCCGAACGACGACCCCTGAATCGTCTGAGAGCTGATGAGCTGATTCGCCCGGTAGAAAAGCAGCTTCAGATAGGGCGTGCCCGCCGCGCTGCCGAGGAACGCCGAAGTGAACGTGACCCTCTGCCCTGCGAGCCGAAGAATCGCCGGATCGATGCCCGACACCTCGATGGCGTCCGGCATGGCGGCGCTCGTTCTGCCCGACACCTGCGGGACAGCCGGCTTGATCAGCCCGACCCACGACGCCGCGGAGTTGAGATCCGTGCCCGAGCCCGGAGTGAACGCGCCCGTGACGCTGGTAGCGCCGATCGGCACGACGCCGTTCGAGTCGTACACCCCGGTCGTCAGCCACGGATCCGCGCTGCCGACCGTCGTGTCATTGCGCTCCGTCTCGTTGGCACCCGCGGCCGGCGCCGACGGCAGCGGCTTGATGAGCCCGATCCACGACGCACCGCCGTAGAAGTTCCGGTTCAGAACGCCGGTGCGTGAATGCGAGCCGGTGCCCACCGGCCCGTTCGAGTCGGTCATCATCAGCGTCGCCGTGCGATACGCGAACGTGCTGATCTGGTACTCAGCCGAAGCGTCCGAGCGTTCCGTGACCTCCGATGTAGAACCCCACGTCGTGTAGTAGTCGCCGGACGCACCAAACGCGCTGATACGCCAAGCCCGCGAATCGGTGTTCGTGACGCTCGCCGTCGTCACCGTGTTGCCGCTGCCGACCTGGCTCGTGTTCTCCGCGATGAACTGATTCGCCGCGGTGTCCGCGTTCCGGTACGCGCTGACCTGCGTCACAACCGGCTTCACCGTGGCGCTGAGTGCTCCCGACCAGCTGCTCGGCTCGGAGCCGCCCGCTGTCCGCTTCAGCACCGCGAAGCGGAGAGACGCTGTGCCGTCGACCTCCGTGATCTGCCGGACGACCGTCCAGCCCGACGGAGCCGTCAACGTCGCCACGACCGTGTCACTGATCGCCACCGTGGCGACCATCAGGTCACCGGACACCACACCCGACGGGCGGTTGATCGTGTACGTGGTGGCGTTCGCCGTCGCCGTCCAGGCAGTGCCCTTGCCGACATAGCTGATGTCCGCGGACGTCGTCGGCGGCGCGATGTTCGCAACCAGCGAGCCGCCCGCCGTGCTGTCGCTCACCGCGAACGCACTCAGCCGCCACGCATTCGCATCACTGTTGTTGATCACAGCTGAGGTCAGGTACAGCGGCGTCCCCGTCGCCCTGGTGAGCACCCCCTCGGCAATGAACTGATCACTTGCGTCGGCGGCGCCCGAGTAGGCGACCACGACCGCGTACCGACGGGTCGACGTCGCGCTCAGGACGCCGTCCGTCCAGCTGCTCGGCTCCGAGCCACCTGCGGTCCGCTTCAGGATGAAGAGAGCCGTGTCCGTCGTCCCGTCGTCGACGGACGCGACGTTCACCGCAGTCCAGCCGACCGGCGGCGTGATGCCGCCGTGCTGATTCGAACTGACGAAGGCCACCATCAGGTCGCCGGTCGTCACGCCGGCCGGCTTGTTGAGCGTGAAGTCCGTGCCCGACGTCGGAGACGTGAAGGCGGTCCCGGTCGCCCGGAACGCGAGCGACGGGGTGATGCCCGTGTACGTGAGCCTCTTCGTCAGCGAGCCGTGCGAGCCGGTGCCCGTCACGGCGACGCGGGAGATCGAGGAACCTGTGCCCGCTATCCAGTTGTCGCCCACCGGGTCATCGCCCGTGGCGCTGAAGGCGGACAGGATGTTGCGGCTCGCATGCCCGCCGTCCGACCACGGAGCGTTCGCCCCGTACATCAGACCGACGTGGTCGACGTTGTGCACCTCCGCGTTCGCCGGGGACGCCACCTCGACTTCCACGCGGGCATGCACGGTCCCGGCCGGCGAGGTGCCGGTGCCTACTGCTTCCGTCCATGTCGACGTGGAGTCCGTGACCGTGCCGGTGACCGTGCCCCCCAGCGCGGTGAACGTCTCGTCATAGAACCTGATCCGGGCATTGCACGTCCGGGCGGTCACCGCGGACCGCAGCTGGGCCCGCACCGTCACCGGAGCGAGCGGCGACAGTTCGACGAACGGGCCCTGAACGGACATCGTCGCCGCGCTGCTCGCGGTGAGCTTCAGCGAAGCCACACCCGCGTAGTACGTCGAAGTGTCCTGCGCGGCGGTGCAGTTGGTCGTCGTGTATTCGGGGGCGTCCGTCAGCGTCTCGAAGTCCGCACTCTGCACGGAGAGCAGGTTCGAGCTGTCCCGCAGCGTGAGCGCCGCCGAAGAGTCGAAGGCGTCCGGGACGACGGAGACGACGCCGATACCCGGAGTGCCGGACACCGTGTTGTCGTCCCCGGGCACGCCGGGCGAGGGGCCCTGTACGGCGAACGCCCTGCCCACCCACGTGCTCTTCGCTCCGAAGGATGAGTAGACCCGCACGTACACGCTGTACGCGTCGGCGTTGATCGACGTCGGCAGCGTCTCGCTGATGATGTCGCCGGTCACCGTGCGCGCGAACGCGGCCGGCGACCTGTCGGGATCGAACGTCGACTCCGCTACCTGGATCGCCGTGAACACCTTGTACTCGGCTTTCGCCTGCGGGTCGCCGTCCGCCTGCGCGTACGTCCAGCTGATAACCGGGGACGGGGTCAGCACGGTGCCGGTCGGCGCCTCTACGGTGACCGTCGGCCGGACGCGGTAGTTGATCTGCGCGTACACCTTGTACACGCGGATGCAGTCGAAGACCGCGCTCACGCTGAAGCACTGGCAGAGCAGCTTGTTCAGCCGGTGGATGTCCCACGGGTGCCCGAGAGGGTCACGCGTGTACGTCGCCACCTCGTACGTCTGGATCGACGTAATCGGGTAGATGGTGCGGCTCGTGAACTTCGAGGTGTCGTCCAGGCATGAGACGTTCACCGTGACCGACCGCGAGCCGAACCCCACCTTCGCGCACCGGATGTAGATGGTCACCGACGTGATGACAGCGCCGTCCGGAACCGTGTTGATGTCGACGGGGAACCTGACGCAAGCCCTCCCCTTGTGGGGAGGGTTGCGGCAGTACTTCGTGTCGTCATCGTTGTTCCAGCAGTGGAAGAGTCGGGACACGGCCGTGCCCACCAATGACCAACCTTCATTCCTGAAATCGTCATTGCAGATGTGGGCAAGACCTGTCATTACGGACGCCTCCCGACTCCCTGTTGGAGAGCCATCCGAAGTTTCGGAATGGTCTCTGATTCGAGGCGGTCGACAACGCCGTGATCCACGTTGCCGCTGATAGGAATGCTGATATCGAAGTGGTCGCCGCCGCCGCTGCCCTTACCGACAAGCTTCGACAGCGGGTCGACGCGCTCGCCGCCACGGAAATTGACTAGCTCCGGCTGCGTCTCACCGACCCACGCGGGGCCTGAATGGGCACCCGGCGTGCCGAGGCCGTACCAGTGCGGAGAGCGTGCCTGCCATTTCGAATAGGCCGACGTCGGAGATCCGTACACCGACTTGATGTAACCTTCGCCCCACTTGATTTGCGTGGTGGCGTTGGTCTTCCAGTCGCTTCCGGCTGACGCCATCTTCGAAGCAGGGAGTGCCTGCGGAATTCCGTATGCGCCGCTGCTGGGGTTCTTCGCGTTCCAGCGCCATCCGGACTCGCCCGCCCAGAGCTTCTGAAGAGCCGGCCACTGTCCGGAGTTCCAGCCGTACTTCGACAACATCGCTTTGGCCGTAGCCTGCGCGGCGCCGACCGTGCCGCCCGCACCGCCCGCCGACTTCGACGGCATGAATCCGTACCAGCTGTCGAAAAGCGAATTGTTGTATCCGCGAGCATTGGAACCGATGACTACGCCGGCGCCTCCGCGAGATTCCACGTTGACGCCATTCAGCGTTCCCGCCGTGTGACCGACGCCAGCATTTGTTACGCCGATCGTGAACGGCGCTTTCTCGTGATACTTCCATCCGCTCGGAGCGCTACCGCCGTTGAATGCGCCAGTAGCCCAGAGACGCCGGTACGTGCTATTGCCCATGATGACGTTCTGGATATCGCCCATGAAGCCTGAGCAGTCATAACCGCCAGGGCCCACACCGCCCCACAAGTAGGGCTTACCGGCCTGTGCCTTCGCCCACGTCAGAGCATCGGCCACCGAACCGCCCGCAACATCCGGAGCGACGTCGTTCGCCTTCACCCACGACTTCACCGCGGACGCGATCTTGTCGACCATGCCGACACCCATGGACTCAAGCGCGTTCCCGTCACCGGGAACCGCGGTACGGACCGCGGCCTTGCCGACCTTCGCAACGCCGTCCACGGCCGCGCTGAACGGGCCCGAGATGGCGCCCAACGCCAAGTCCTTCAGCTTGCCCAGTGCACCGCTGATGGCGCCGCCGATGTCTCCGAGACTGGGACCGATACCCGTCCCCAGGAACCCGCCCCCGTCATCGAACGACGAACCACCGTACGTCCGGACCTTGGCGCCGCCCATCGCCTGACTGCGCAGAGCAGCAACGGCCTTGTGTCCGCCGGCCCCCTTCACTTCAGCGGCCGTCCACACGTGCTCGTTGGGGTGCAGCTTGGCGAGGAATCCGTCAGCCGATCCGGCGCCGGTGGGACCGCCGTCCTTGAATGCGGGAAGCGTGAAAGCCCCTAGCTCTTTGGCACCGAAAGCCCCTGCGACGATATTCCAGAGTTTCCGAATTCCGTTGTTATAGACCACGTTGACGATTGCCTGAATAGGCGCCCGCACCAGTTCCCGCAACTTGTCCCACGCTTTGCCGATGGCAGTGACGCCCGCAGTGAATGCGGCAGGGATCGTCTTCGTGAAGAAGTTGTTGACCGGATTCCAGAACGTCTCACGCAGCCACGTCGACCCGACAGAGAACGTCGTCCGCATCGCCGTCCAAAGGACGGTTGCAGCATTCGTTATGGAAGTCACCGCCGACTGGAAGAGAGTCCGGATTGTTGTCCAGGCCGTATTCCAGATCGCCTGTACAGCGGTAAGGAACGCCTGCACGCCGGTGCGAATTGTGTTCCACGTGGCGGTAGCAACGGCAATGACGGCCTGCACGAACACCTGGAAAAGATTGCGTATCGCATTCCAGGCGGCCGTCCATACAGCCTTCACGCCGTCGAGGAACGCCTGAAAAACTCCCCGGAACGCCGCCCATGCCGCCGCCGCAACGGACTGAACCGCTGCCCAGAAGGCCGACCAGGCGGCAGTGAGAACACCACTGAATGCCAGGAACACGGACCTTATGACGTTGAGGAATGACTGCCAAGCGGTATTTATCAGATTCCATATCGCTTGCCCAGCCGCCTGTATCGCCGTCCAGGCCTTACTCCAATTGCCGGTGAATATCGCAGTGAACGTCAGGAAAATCGCGGTGACGGTTTTCCACAAGACGTCCCAAGCCGCCTTGATGACGTCCCATATTCCGGTAGCCGTTGCGGCAACGATTTTCCAGGCGCCGGAGAATATCGCGGCGAATGTCGCGTAGAAGACGTTCCAGATTCCGGTGACCACTGCCCAGACGACCGACCAGGCGCCGGTAAGGACGGCCCACGCCACCTTCGCCGTGCTGGTGAGCAGCGCCCACGCGATCGACCAGGCTCCGGAGAGAACCGCCCACGCCACGTCGAAGGTGGACTTTATGACGGTCCATACGAGATTCCACGCGGAGGTCAACAGATCCCAGTAGGCCTTTACGGAATCGACCAGGCCCTGCCAGCTGGCCTTGATCGACGGGCCGAAAGTCCCCCAGAAGGCTGACCACACTATGGTCACCCCGGACCAGAGCACCGACCACGCCTCTTTGATATCGCCCCAGACCTGGTCGATTACCAACTTGAGTTCTGGCCACACCTGATTCCAGGTCTGAATGAAAGGCTCGCTGAACGCGTGCCACGCGTCGAGCAAGCCGCCCCAAATGGAATTCCACGTGCTCGAAAGCCAGCCGGTGAAATCGGACCATCCGGACTTCAGCGCCGCCCAGACCGTAAGAGCGGAATCCCTGATCCATCCCCAGATCTCATCCCAGTGCTTCCAGACGAGGACGGCGAGACCGAGGGGGCCCATCAGGAGAAGCAGGAACTGCCCCCACCCGTGGGTGAGAAAATCCCACACCGTGAGCGCCGTCTTCTTAATGAATCCCCAGGTGGCATCCCAGACCTTCACCAGGAATCCGGAAACCTGGTCCCAGTACTTGACCAGGAAGTAGATGCCGACCGCGAGGGCAGCCAACGCGATGATGACGAGACCGATGGTCAGCGCCATCCCGAGAAGGATGATCCCCATGCCGCTCGCGGCAATAGAAAGAATCGCCGTCACCGCAGCCGCAATACCGGCGACCACGTTGTAGACAATCAGGGCAGCGTTCCATGCCAGCCATGCCCGAACCAGGTTCGCCAGTAGATCAGGAGGCAGCGAACTGAGCACCTGAAGCAGGACCATGAAGACGCTGAACGAATTGCCGCTCAACTCGGCGGCTGCCTGCCCAATGTTCTTCAGCGACTCAATCAGCGTAAGTAGAAATTCCTTGACGTCGGGTGCCACGTCGTGGACCTTGTCGAGGAACCGCTGAAAGCCGCCGCCATCTGCCCAGCCCTTGAGCTTGTCGGCGCCCTCGGCGATGTTCGCGACGACCTCATTGCCGAAGGGCAGGAAGTCGCGGAAGCCTTTGCCGAGAACGCCGATGACATCCCGGCCTATCTTGATGAAACTGCCGAGGGCGGGAACGCCCTGCGTCTTTACGGTATTGATGAACCGGTCAAGACCCTTGCCGTCCATCCAGTCGGCGAAGTCCTGCGCGACTTCCGTCACGAGTGGACTCACGGCCTTGACGATCGGAATGAATTTCCCCATGTTCCGGGAAACGGCATTCATTGCGATGGAAGTCGGAGTGAGAGTGTCCTTCTCGGTGGCTGTGATGAAGCGCGCCCACGCCCCTGTCATGTCGCCCATGGAGTCGTAGAACGTGCGCTGCGCCGGAGACAGCATCTTCAGCGTCTCGGTAAGCGTCGTCTCTGCTTCGTGAACTTTCTTCAGCTGCTCGCTGTACGCCTTCGTCCCCGGCGTGAGAGTCGAAAGCGCCAGTTCCTGCTTCTTCAGGCCATCCTTTGCGGCCTTCGTAGCCTGGACGGTTTTCGTGATCGCGCCGAAGAGCGCACCGCCGAAAACCCCCGCAGCCGCGCCGGCTGCCGCAGTCGAAGCCACGAGCCCGCCCGCGACGCCACCCGCGGCCACGGCGATAGGAACCAGCGCTGGCCCGAGCAGCAGCGCAGCGTTCGTCACCGAACCGAGCTGACCAGCGATGTTCGACGCTGCCTTGTTGATCCCGGTCAGGCCGTTATCGAAATCATCGAGGTCGCGCCGTGCACGCCGCAGACCAGCACCGCTGTAGGTGGACGTAATGGCAAACGAAAGTGACGTGATCGTGGCCATTACGTCCGCCCCCTATTTAGTTGTCGTCCTCCGTTTCGGAGGAAGGTCGGTACAGCTCATTCGGGCGGGGATAGTGCTCAGGCTCGGGAACCGGATTGTTCGGGTTCTTCTTGTCCGTGAAGTGCGCGGCACCGAGCAGCCGGTTCAGGTACTGAAGCTGCTCGTGGATCCCGGCGAGCGCCTCGCGGTCATAGGCCAGATCGACCGGGCCGGCGAACCGCTCGTACGCCTGCCACTCCGCAAGCTCCCGGGACGTGTGCCGCGCGAGCACCTCACGCACCGGCATCCCCAGCGCGAGGGCTAGTCGGAAGTAGAGGCCCCTCCCGGGGCGTCCTCGAAACCCTCGGTCAGTTCCTCAACATCCGCTTCGGTGAAACCGTTCAGCTTCTGGCAGGCGTCGAAGACGCGACCCAACGCCCTGGACGACTTCTTCCCCAGGGCGGGGATGTCCGCGGCGTTGAACATCAGCTCGCCCGCCTCGTTGATGATGCAGAGAGCGACCAGCCGGGCGCGGAAGTTCGCGAGATTCTGCTTCGTCTTCCCACCCTTCGTCTCCACCGTGGACGCCTCGAACTTGTCGCGGTCCACGCCCATCAGCATCCGCAGGCGAACCGCGTACTCGTCAGGGTTCTTCGCAGTCTTCGGCGCCCACTCGGGGACCGGGACATCCTCCGTCGCCAGGTCATCGGCGTTAAGGATCTCGTCACGGGAAAGCAGCATGAGGTACCTCTCGATCACGGGTATTAGGAAACTCGGGGTAGACGCGCCGGAGAATTGCGATACGATCCGGCCATGGCCCAAAAGATTCAGACCATCTACATCGACGACTTCACCGGCAACGAGTCCGACGAGGTCAACACTCACGTCTTCTCGCTGGACGGAGTGAGCTACGAAATTGATCTCATTCCGGAGAATTACGACAAGCTCTTCGAGGCCCTTGAGCCGTTCATCGACAAGGGCCGGAAGCAGGGGCGGGTAAAGGGAGCACCGAAGGCGCGGAAGAGCGAGGCCGACGGCCCCAGTGCCGAAGAGGTCCGCGCATGGGCGAGGGTCCAGGGCATAGAGGTCAACGACCGTGGCCGCGTCCCCGCCAACGTTCGCGAGCAGTACGAAGCTGCGCACTGACCCACGCAAACAGCCCCCGGCGCAATGCCGGGGGCTGTGCTGTGTGCGGGCCGCCCGAGGTACCCGCGGACCCCGGGCGGCCCGCTCGATCACCCGCGACTTGCCGCAGCGATCGTCTCGGCAGCGTCGTCCAATACCTGCTGAACGTCGCGTTCTATCTGCGGGCGGTGTTCGACCATCGTTTCGCGGAACCAGCTGCCGCCCGTAGTCTGGCGAACCCAGTTGTGCCGATTGCCGAACACGGGGTGACGCCAACCGGTCGAACTGTCCAGGTATCGCGGGAGATTGGCCTCATCCGGCTTGTCCATGAACGAGACGACTCGGAGTGCTGGAGCCTTCCCGACAGCCGCCTGAATCCTCACGCCTCGCGCCACACGGCGACGGAATCCCGAATGGCCGTGACCCTGCACGGGGAGGGCGCGCACGCGGTCCTTGGCCTCTTGCACGGCCGGCTTGACTGCCTTCTGGAGATCCTTGCGGAGCTTCTTCGGCAAGTCCCGGTCGACCTCGCGCAGAGCGATGGCCACCCGCTTGAACTCGTTCCCTAGAGAGACGTTGACCGAAGGCCCGCGGGCGCGCGCCACTAGACGGTCGCCCGCGCGATGCCCGTCCTCTGCGCCGGGAACGTCACCTGTGTCTCGGAGAGCGAGCCGACGTCACCGGAGAGGGGCTGGTATTCGAGCAGGATGCACGTCGCTGTGAACTTCGGGTTCGTCGCCGACACCGCCGAAGCGGTCGGCCGAACCTCCACGACGAACTCAGTCTCGTTGTTGTACAGGGGATACAGGGTCGCGTCGACCTGCGCCGCGGCGAAGTCCTGCTGAAAGTTGATGACGAAGTTGTCATCCTTCAGCCCCGCAACGCGCTCACGGCCGGAGCCGCTGAAGTTCGTTGTCTCGACTTCGTCCTTCGACAGGTTCACTTCGACCGACGAAATGTGATCGGAGAAGTTCACCCCGTTGACGAGTATCGCGCAGTCGCGCAAAACGAGCTTGGCCATCGCTTAGCCTTCTTTCTTCTCGGCCACCGATGGCCGCGCGGATTCTGTGGCCGGCTCGACATGTCCGGCCTCGATGAGCGCCTGCTCTTGTGCATCCGTCAGGCACAAAGTGACCTGCTCGCCCTTGTTCGCTCCGCCGACTTCTCGGGGACCGACGACCACGAATTCGCGGTCGGTCGGCTCTTCCCGGGAACGCAAAGACCGCCCGGACGGTGGATCTGCCGGGCGGTCTTGGATGGGAAGCGGATTGGGAGCAGGGCTGTTAGCCCTCGCCATTACGTCATCGCCTCACAACGGCCATGCTGATGTTGGCGTTCTGAACGGAAGTCGTGATCGTGGCGAGCCCCGTGACTGAGTCGCGGTAGCTCCGATAGAGCGGAATGCGCAGCTCGGTCGGAGTCACACTGCCGATACCGAGCGTGTACGCCTTGTCAGGCGCGGTGTCGCCGTTTTCTAGCACCTGCTTACCGAGAACAGTCACGGTGCAGGCCGCAGTGTGGGTACTGCGGTACTCCGCCCAGACGTAGTCACCGACTTCTGCAGTGTCCGACGCAGTCGCTGCGGTGAAGGTGGGAGCCGTGCCCGCAGGCACAATGATTTGAGTTGTCCTGAGGGACATCAGTTCCTCGCTTAGTTGCTGGGGGTCCGTACGGTGATTCGCAGGACAGCGCCCACGTGCGGAACGCCGGCCGACTCGAAGAATCCGCCGTAGAGGCGAATCCCTTCGGCGTGGGCGTCGGTGCCGTCGGTCAGCCCTAGGTCGGCGTTCTGGAAGAGCACTTCCCGAATGCTCTTCGAGCCCTTGCCCGTTACGTACTGATCGAGCTTCTGTTGCGCCAAGGCGCCCTCGGTGCGGCCTACCAATACGAAAAGGTCGAGCGTCCACTCATCCATGCCCCGGCCGAAGGCGCCATTGAAGTTGCAGGCGAGTCCCGACGTCGACGGAGCCGCAGGTATGACCACAACTGCGGGAACCTGCTGGACGTCGGAGACCTCGGAGTAGACGTTCAGGCCCGAGATAGCCGCCTTCAATGTTTCCTTCAGGGCGGATCGGACTTCTGCCAGCGACGCCATGTCACCTCACAAGAATTGGGTCCCTGACATAGGGCGCCAACTTCGAGGCAGCCATACGGTTGTCACGGACGCGGATGACACCGAATTGATCCATGCCTGCAACGCCGAAAGGCGCGTCTTTGAGCTGGAAGGTTTCCGCCGCCAGAATCAGGCAGGCTTGTTTCACGGGCGCTGGGACGGCCGTCCAGCCCCACTTGGCGGTAACCGTCACGTCTGAGAGCCCGTCAAACCGCAACGCGCCCGCGGCCTGAATTTCCCAGTAAGGCCAACCGGGCTGGCCGCTCACAATCCCGTTGCGTGGATACAGCCTGTAATCCGACAGAGTCCACGCAGTGCCGCCCGCCAGGACGGCCAGGCCGGCCGTATCGCAGAAGTCATCTACAGCGAGCCAGTGCAATGCCCCGGAAGAGTCAGTGATCGTAAAGACATTTTCAGACCCGTAGCTGCGGGCACTCACGGAATCCGCCGTATTGAACTGTCGATCGCAATGCGTCTCGATCTCACGACTCACCGACGCAAGGGCGTCCGTCAGGACGGTGTCGTACATCGTGACGTCGTCCTCGATGCTGCCCCGCATGTACGCCTTGAGCTGCGGGAGCGTCGCATAGCTGTCGCCAAGGGCCACGATCAGACCCCCGTCCGCAACACCTTCGCGCTCTCGGTAGCGGCGGCGACGATCCCGTACAGCGCCTCACCGACCCCGAGCGCGACCGCCCACGGCAGGCTTGCGCCAGCGGCAACCGGATAGCCCGTAGCCGTGGTCACGCCGGAGCCACCGAGGAAGATCGGATTCGCTCCGGCGTTCGTCACGTAGATCGACTGGCCCGCTACGTTGTCGCCGTCCGCGCCGCTGAGCAGCGTCGCCGTAGTCGCTACAGACACGGCCGCGCCCACGACCGCCATGACCTACCGCCCCTTGTTCTGCGAGGGGCGCGTCATCTTGTTCGCGGGCGCCGCAGCCTTCTTGGGCTCCGGGGCCGGCTCCGGCTTCGCCGCAGGCTCAAGCGCTCCGAGGCGCTCAGCTTCTTCGCGCGAGACCAGCATGCCGGGCGTCCAGTGCAGCCACCGCGCCTCAGGGTCGGTCTCCAGAACGACCCGGTCACCGGCCTCCGTCAGACACCAGTGGTCCTTGATCGTCACCCATGTGTCGTCGTCGCTCACGCCAGCTCCACGTAGGTGAGGACCGCAGAGAACTTGCCCGCGGTCACCGTGGCCGTGGCGATCACGGCGAGCAAGGAGCGGGCGGCGGTCGTCTTGATCGGGGCAGTCGTCGAAGTGAAGTCGGCGCGCTTCGCCCCGGTCGTCGACCAGGGAGCGCCAGAGACGGCGTCGACCGCGTTCACGTCGGCGGCGCTCTCCAACTGAAGAGCAACCGTCGCGGCACCGCCGGATGTCAGCGCAGTGTCCACGTGGATCAGCGCGTCGATGACGATCGCGCCGGACGGGATGGCGTCACCCGTCATCGTGATGCTGCTGATCGCGCCGCCCTGCGTCGCGAAGTCGTAGTAGAAACGTGCGTACTTGGCTCGCCCCTCGAAAGAGGTCGAACCAATCTTGTTCGTGCCGGGCTGAACAGTGCCCATTGCAGATTCCTTTCGAAAGGGCAACGCTGGGGAATCAGCGCGAACCAATTCCCCAGCTATCCAGACCTAGAGGCCGGTGACCGAACCGAACGCCTTCGGGCGGTAGTGGATCGCCGCGGCGCGCATGTCGGCGCGGATGGCGAGCTTGCCCTTCACGAAGTAGTCGCTGTGCGAGTTCGACACCTGGACGTCGATACCGCGGCGCATCGCGAGTTCCGAGAAGTTCGCGTAGTCCCCGAGAATCGCCTTCGTCGAAGTGACCGCGGTCGTCTCGACAACCGGGATTCCCCAGATGGTGAACGGGCCGACCATCGACGGGTGTCCCCAGATGTACTGACCGTCCGCCGTCTTCAGCAGCCGGACGTTTTCCCACTTCGCCGGCGCGATGAAGAGAACCGACGGCTCCGCGAACCCGTTGTCACGGATCTTCCGGGCGCACTTGTACACGGCGTCCGGGATCGAGTCCGTGCCCAGCGCCTGCGTCTGGATGCCGGAGACGTTCTCGGTGCCGCGCAGGTTCGGGGCGGTGCCGTTGCCGACCAGCAGCTGCGAGTCGAGACGCTGCTGAATCATGAACGGCAGGCGGTTGTTGACGTAGCCCTGCGCGCGCGGCTCGTCCTCGAACTGCTCGTCAGTGACGGGCAGGAACGTCGCGATCTTGCGCACCGGCTCCTGACGCTCGGTCAGCGCGAGCGCCGACTCTGCGTAGGAACCCTGGTTGTCCGCCTGGTTCGCCTCCGCCGTCTCCGCCGCGTTGTTCGTGAACGTGGTCTCTTCCATGTAGACCACGGCGGACATGCCCGTCGTGGTGTGCGGGAAGTACGCGGCGACGTGCACCGAAGGCCGCGTGGCCATCAGTTCGACACGGCCGGTCCGCAGGTCCTCCGAGTCCCAGCCCACCGGGGTTTCCATCAGCGTCTTCAGGCTGATGTCCAGGTGCGCGGAGGGGCCCACGCCCGAACCGGGCTTGTAGCCCTTGAAGGCGGTCGACTCGGCGAACTCGGCGCCCAGGTCGACGAACCCGCGCCCGCCCTTGCGCTCCGGCTCCCGGCCGCTCTTGGAGCCGCGGGTGCCGTCGCCGCCTTCCTTGCCCTCGTCGCCCTGCTGCGCCGCAGCCGCCGCGCGGGCGACGATGAGCAGCTCGTCGACCTTCGACTTGCAGCCGATGATCTCTTCGTTCATCTTGCGGATCTCGTCGACCTTGGCCGTGGTGTCGCCCGCGATCGACTTGACCTTGCTCATGTCGTAGTCGGGGCCGGCCTCCGTGAAGACCGCCGCGAGTCCCTTGCGCTTCTCGTCGAGCTTTTCCTGTGCCTGCTTCAGCGCAGGGAATTCGACGATCCGGTCAGAATCGTTGTACATGGCTCTCCGTTTTTGGGCATGAAAAAAGCCCCCGGGTCACGGAGGCTTGACGGAACGTTTCTCTTAGAAGTCGTTCATGAGCGCGAGCGACTGAACGAACAGCGAGGCCTTTTCATCGGCGCTCGGCTCGGACGGCTCGGCGTCATCAACGGGAATAGACAGCAGGGTTTCCAGCCGCTTCACTTCATCCCTGATCCAAGACAGGAACTCGGCGGAGCCGGCCGACATGCCCTTGCCCTTCTGCGCACGGAGAGCCATGACTTCCGCAGCACGGTCATTCAGGCTCGACAGATTGGCCAGCACGTCAGTGGCCTCATCCGCGAACCGCTTCCTGCCCTTCTGGTCGCCGTCAGCTGTACGCAGCTGAGGCGGTTCCCGGTCGGCGTCCGTCAGGTGCGCCGCCAGGTGCTTGTAGACGGCCTCGCGGTCCTTCTCGGGTACGCCCGAGTCGCCGTTCGCGCCGTTCAGTTGAGCGATGCCCTGAAGGCACGCCCGGATGTTCGCCGGCCCGTCCACGCCGTGGTGATGGGCGAACAGGTACGACGACTTCAGCTCCGGGTCTCCCTCGGGGTCGACCCACGCGAAGACCGTCCGCAGCTGCGAAGGCCGCGCGTCCGCCGGAAGATCGCCGATCGTCTTGGTTCCGTCCCACGCGCCGGCGAGCGTCGCCGTCTCCCGGGCCGGGATCGGGCCGCGTACGGCACCGGAGGACTTCGCGGTAGGCCTGTCGTCCATCTGGCGCCCCTTCGTGGCGAGAGTGCGGGTACCGATACCGGCGCCCCTCAGGACGGGCGAGACCTCATGCACCGTCACCTCTTCGAGGTAGCGAACCGACTGATCCTTCTCTTCACCGAAGGAGTACTTATTGATGTCGAAGCCGTACGACCACTCGCCCAAGCCGGCCGCTGCAAGCTCTTTGACGGTCTCGAAGGTGTCCTTGCCGTGAACCGTGTTCATGAAGAACTGGCCATCCAATACGGCCTTCTTGCCCTTCACGCGGATCACGCCCTTGCCTACGGGCAGCAATCCCTCCCACGACTTGTGGCCGTAGGCGCTGATGACGACGGCCGCCCCATCGGTGAACGCATCCTCGCGGGTGTAATCCCCGTCGTGATCCCGTACACCCATCGTCGAGAAGACAGCCGAGACAATTCCCTTTTCCGCGTCCTTGATTTCCAGACCGCCGGACAGGCTCTTACGCTCCATTGTTTTCGCCTCCCGGCGCGCCGGTTGCTTCTAGTTGCGGTGGTGCGGGTGGCGCAGCAGTCAAAGCAGGCTGCGCAGGAAGAGGCGGCTGCATCTGCACGGACACGAGGCCCGTGTGATGACCGACCAGTAGTCCGATGTCCTCGGCCAAGAGCGCCTGTACGGCTGCATCCGGCTCGAATCCCGCCTTGATCAGGGCGTCAAGGGTGTTCGCCTGAACGCGCAGAATCTCGGCTCGGTCCTTCGAGTCCTCGCGAAGGAATGCAACGTCCCGCGTGTCGAACCAAAGAGACGCACCAGCAGGGACAGCGACCAGGTTCTGAAGGCTCGCGGCGGCGGTCCTCCACAGGTAGCGGATCGTCCCGTCGGCGAAACGGCGGCGCGACGCTGCGAAGTTGTTCGTGTTGAGCGCGGAGCCTTGCAGTCCCTCGGAGAATCCGACCCATGACGGCGGAACTCCGGCCGCTGACGCTATGCGCGCCTCGCCCTTGCCGACGGTCGCCGTGAAGTCCATCTGTCGGAAGTCGTGCGTCAGCGGTGTGACGTCGGCGCCGCCCTGAAGGAAGAGCGTCTTGTAGCTGTTCCACGCGCCTTCATGTCCGGCCTTGAACTGGCGCACGAAGGAGTCGAACTGCTCTTTCTGTACTTCCTTGTCGAAGCGCACCACCATGTTCGGCACGGCAGCGTGATCGAAGAAGGTTTTCTTGTGAAGGGTCGACGCGGTATCGGCCTCAATCTCCCGCAACACGGGAGTCAGCCACGACATGCCCCGGAAGCGGGCTGTCGGATCGGGGATCGGTGAATAGTGCGCGACCTCTTCCGGCAGCAACAGAACAGAACCGGCGAGGGGCGTGCCCGTCGCCATGATGCCGAACATCCGCGGCTCGTACAGAAAGCCAATGACCTTCGCATCCGCCGCGTAGTAGTCGCCACTGTGGGAGCCGATAATCATCGATACCCAGTCGGGACGTAGTCGGGCGAGACGCAGACCCGGACCGCTCGCAGAATTCCCGTAACGGCCCTGGTCGTCTACCTTCGTCCAGAAGCTGTTCCCGGCAAGCGAAGCGTCCTGCTCCATTCGTGAGAGCAGTTCACCGGTTGTCCCCGAAGGCCACGGGTTTTCCAGCAGCGCGAGTTCTCCCGTGCCGAAGAGATCCCCCGGGCGGCCCTTCGTGAACTGCCGGAACTGGAAGCGCGCTTCCGAGAAAACCATCTGGCGTGCAACCACGCAGCTGAAGATCGGGCCGTTCCGCTTGAAGGCTCCCTCTACGTAGCCTTCAAAGTCGGTCTCGATCCGCTCTTTGTCCGCCGTACTGCCCATCGCGAAGGGCGCAGCATCGAGACTCCAAAAGTCCGGCTGCGTAAAACCCTTCTGCCGCCCCCAGGGGATGAGCTTCTTCCACCACGCCATCGTTACCCCCATGCGCATCCGGCTTCGATGACTGGCTTATTGGCTTTCTGCTGAAGTCCCCACATAGCCAACGTGGCAGCCTGAAGCGGTGTGATGTCGACAGCTGCCCCCGGCTGGTCCCACGCCCACAGGCCGGCGGCTACGCGCTTGTCGGCGCCTGCTACGGCCGTCGTCAACGGAACCTGATCGAGGTGCACGAGAGTCGGATGGTTGCCCCGGATCGGAACGACCGCGCTCCCAAACGTCCCGCACGCCTGCGCGTACTCGCGCACCGTGGGCGAGACGACTTCGAGCCCCTTGTTTTCGAGAGCCGCGATCAGTGCGCCGGCTTGGCTCGCCTTGTTGATGACGATCGCCTTCGGCTTCCACCGTTCGGCCAGCTCCGCCACGCGAGAGACGATCCATCGGTCACCGGGACGGTGATCGAGGACGTCGGACGACGTGATCTCTACATGCGTCAGACCGTCCGGGTTCAGCCCGGCGACGACGATGCAACCCATCTTGCGATCCGGCGACAGGTCGATGCCGAACGACAACTCGCCGACAGGTGACGACAGTTCGTCGACGCAGGCCTTCCAGTACGACTCACCGATGACGCGCCACGTCTCGCCCTCGACAGGCCAGTCACCGACACCGAGCCGCTCCCGGCTGAACTCTTCCGCCGACATCGAGCGGCGCTCCGCCTCGATGTGCTCGACAGAGCGTTCTGGGGACCTGGTCCCACCGATGCGGATCCCAAAGCCGGGGTTCGCCTTCGGGTAGCTCGCGTACAGGCGCGACAGTTGGCGGTCGTGCTCTGCCTGGTCCCACCGAGGATCGGCCTTGAAGTCCTGCGCGCCGTGGTCCTCGCAGTCCGGCGGGCAGAACTGGCCGCACGGATCTATGGACCATTCCAGGTAGCACAAGCGAGGGTCGTTGCCTTTGAGCCCGCGGGCCCGCACTCGTCCGAGCGCCGTTGACTCCTTGTTGCCGGACGATCCCGTGTACCAGACCTGCGGGTCTGGAACAGCGGAAAGGGTCGGCAGGATCGAGCCGACCGCCCGATCGGTGAGGATCATCGCTTCGTCCAAGACAAGGCGGTCACAGGTGAAGCCACGACCGCCGCCCGCCGTACGCGAGCGGAACCGCAGCCGGCGCAGCGCCCCGTCCCGGAACACCTCGATGCCCTCTTCGCCATGCGAGCGGGACACCCGCTTCACCATGCGATCCAGGTCCGGGGTGTTCTCGATCAGGCCCAAGATTCGTTTGAACGCTTCGAGGGACGTGTCGAAGAGGTGCGCGCTGTGAATGCACAGCTCTTCGTCGAAGAGGAACAGGGAGCCCAGCTCGACAGCTTCGAGGACGGCGCCCTTGCCGTTCTGACGCCCGACGATCAGGCCCACCTCGAAGGCGGACCATGTCCCGTCAGCGCGCTGCCCGAGCGCGTTCTCAAGCACCAGCCGCTGCCAGGGATCGAGAGGAAGCCCCGCTATCTCCGACAGTTCGGCAACATCTGCCCCCGCGCTCGACACGCGCGGAGGCGCACTGAGTATCCGGGGGGCCTGGTCGCCGCGCCCCGGTACGACAACACCGCTCATGCCCCGGTGCCCCTACGCCTGCCGCCCTGACGGCGGGCAGCGCTCGGAGCCCCGCCGGTGCGGCGCGCCATCAGTTCGTCGACCCGTGACACAGCCGTCGTCTCGGGGATCGACTCCAGCAATTCGAGAACCTTGACCAGGCGCAGCGTCAGCGCTGCCGTCTCGGAGCCGGAAGAGCGGCGCGGCTTGCCGCACTCGCAGCACTCGTCATCGCCGGCCATCTCCGTTGCGAGCCGGTCCCGGATCGCTTCCAGCTGCGTGCGCTTGTCGCCGTCGGAGATGGCTTCGGTGAACGGGGTTTCGCTCATCCGGAGTCACCTGCCAATACGAGAGCGCGAGGGTCCGCGGGAATCGGGAAGGCGCGGTCTTCGGATGGGACCCGCAACGTGCGCGGATCCGCCGCTACGTGAACCGTGCGGTCCTCGGCGGCGACGCGGAGCGTGCGCGTCTCTCTGTCGACGACGGTGACGCGAGGGCCGACAGGGCGGCCCTGACCGAACGCGGTGACGGTCACGGACGGCGCGGTGACGAGCAGCTGCCCGGAGAACGAAACGGCGCCCGTCGCAGCCACACGGGCGCTGGGGGCGACGGTGTTCATCACGCCGGGCGCGCCGACGTTGCCGACGCCGGTGAAGTCGACGGAAGGGGCCTGCGCAGCGAGTGGGCCCTGAGCCACCGCCTGAGAGGCGACGGCAACCACGGGCACCGGGGCGAGAGCCGCAAGCGCGCCGGTGAACGACACGGCGCCCGTCGACGCGACCACCGGAACGGGGGCAGTCGTCGACAGGGTGCCGGGCGCAGCCAAGGCGCCGGCCAGTGAAGCGAGCGGCGCCGGAGCCACCGCGGCAGCCGCTCCGGCCACCACGACCGCGCCGGTCGCGGCGACCGTCACCGACGGAGCGGAAGTAGCCGCGGTACCTGAGGCTTTGGCGGAAGCCGTCAGAGAGGCCGTGGGAGCCGGGGCGGAGGCGTCCAGCGATGCATCCACGGACACGTCACCCGACATGGTGACGACGGGCGACGGGGCGTCGATGCTGAGTTGATCGGTGAGTGCGCCGACCAGGAACAGCACGGGCGACGGTGCGATGGCGTCCAGCCCGTACGGCAGCCGGCCGACCACAGCGACCACCGGCACGGGCGCCGCGGTGGACAGCGAGCCCGTCACACCCAACGTGCCGTCAGTGGCCACCAGGACGGAAGGCGCCGTGACGGCGAGAGCTGCGAGCGCGGCCACCGTGCCGGAGGCGCTGAAGGTGACGGAGGGTGCCGAAGCCGCGAGACTGCCCGCCGCGACCGCCTCGGCACTGAGAGCCACTGTCGGCACCGGAGCGGTAGCCGCAAGCCCTCCGGTAGCCGACGCTGAGCCGGAGGCGCTGAACGTGACCGAGGGCGCCGTGACAGCCAACGCAGCGTCGACGCTGACCGAGCCCGCCGCGTTGAACGTCACCGACGGGGCGGTAGCCGACAGATCGCCGACGGCGGGAGTCGCCGTGACCGGCTGAGCGTTGACCGTTACGTACGCGCCTGCCGGGAAGCCGCGACCGAGACGGGCCATGGGTCACCGCCTCCGGGTCAGCACTCCTCGAAGACGATGTATGCGATAGCCGTGAGCGCCGCCGCGGTGTTGATGCGCAGCTGAAGGAACTTCGACGGCAACACCACGTAGTCGCGACCGAGCGGGAATTGCTTCTCGTACTGCGACGTCGGGCCCACCAGGGCCGCCGCAAACTGACGCTCGGTCGTGTTCGTCGTGATCGCTCCGGAACCGAAGCCCGACCCGGTGGTACTCATCGTCAGGCTGGACGCCTTCGCGTTGTCGCCGACCGGCATGATCGTGCTCGTGCTGTGCGCGGTCGTCGTCGTTGACGCTGCGCTCGCCTGCGCGAGCGTGCACACGGCCGGCGTTCCGGCCGCGCTGCCGTTGAAGGACACGCCCCACTCGATGATGCGGATGCTCGTACCCGAGGGCGGCGCGAGCTGAATAGCCACCTTGGCGCCTGCGGAATAGCTGGTGCCTGCCATGACGCCTGTCGTCGCGTCTATCGCACAGTTATACGCAATGTACTGAGCCATGCGACCCCCTATCGGGTTGACGCACGATTGACTGACTGCGGCATGACGAGACGCCCCGCAGGAACCAGCAATCGCCCGACGAATACGTTGTCAATAAAGACGACGTCCCCGGTCGTGAGACCGGAGACCATCTGGACATTGAGACGTGCAAACGTGGTCGTTGCGGGCGGCGTCACCGTTTGCGCCGGATAGGTCGACCAGAACTGATTGTCGTACGGAGGGGTGTTCACGCCCTGAACAGCCGCCGCAGTGCCCGTGACCGTGCTGCTTACGTACGTTGTTCCCGTGCCCCCAGCGTACCAGTCGATGTTGATGTTGTACGTGACTGACGCTTTGAGCGTATAGAGCTGGAAGGTGACGACGTACGGAATCGAAGCCGTAACCGGGATATCCGTATTCCCGTTCACGGCCAGAGCGCCGGGCGTATTCGCGTTCTTCGTCACCTTCAGCGAGAACGCGCCGCTGCTCGCCGGGTCCGTTGTCCCGTTGCTCTGCACCGCGGCGGACGCCTGGTTGCCGACCGACCACGACGACCCGGCCTCGAAGTCGGAAGCGTTGGCCACAACGACGTTCGGCCCCCACAGGGACCGGTCACTCTGCGGCATCAGGCCGGACCGGCGGCGCCGTACACCAGCAGGTATGCGGCATCACGGTTCGCGCCTGCCGGGATGGTGACCGTCGTCGGCACGGTGACCGACGCAGACACCGCGGCGGCGACCGTCGTCCCCATGATGACCGCCCGCTTTACCACGGTGAATTCCTGCGCCACGTCGATCGTGTCACTGGCGGTGACATCGCGCAGCGCATAAAGCGCCACGCGGTCAGACTCGCCGTTCGACCACATCAGAGGGAACCTCGTAGAGGCAAGTACAGCCATCGCGCAACCTCCGAATTACGAAGCGGGCATGGTGAAGAAACCGGAGGTGATCTGAACTGTCACGCCGACGGAAATCGTGGTCGTGTTCAGGTTCAGTTGCGCACCCGACGTCGACACCGAGCCGTCGAAGACCGTGCCTGCGCCGCCTGTGCCACCCGAGGCGCACCGGAAGTGCGTGGCCGTACCGGCTGCCACTCCAGTCGTTGAAATCGGCGTAGCGGCCAGCGTGAGGACGCCGGCCGATGCGGCGCCGAAGGCGGGATTGTCGAGAGTGAAAGTCGCGAGCAGCGTCCCAGTGATCGCGGTGTTCGCGTTCACAGGCTGCGTACCCGAGTAGACCTTGACCGTCCCGGCAGCGCTGCCACCGTTGATCAGGTCGTCGACCTTGTCCGCCATTGCGTTGACTGTCGCCGTAGCAAGCTGAACGGCCATATGCATTCCCTCCGAAGCGCCGTCACCACTGACGGGAACTTGGCCGGCCAGTCGCGGCCGTAGATGTCGGTTGCTCAGTGCTCTGTATCCGCGCCGGGCGAGGCTTCAGCCCGGACGCGTACCAACGCTTCACGCCGTCCATGTAGTTCGCCGGGCGCTCCGCGCGGCAGCGTTCCTCCGCGACCTCGCGCCCCGGGTCGACCACTACGACTTCGGCGCCCGCCTTGCGGTACTTCTCCATCTGCGCAGGCTTCGGCACCGAATGAATGATGTAGACGTCGTGCGTCGCGACATGGCGCAGCGCCTCGCCTATCGCCGCCTCGCGGGCACGGAAAGCGACCGACGCGAGGGGCCGTTTGTGGCCGTGCGCGTCGGCGCTCAGTGCGGTGAGTGCACGCGCTATGCGGTCGTAGTCAATGACGATGTCCCCGGGCGCCGCCCGGTCGTTGACCCACGTGCTCTTGCCGCCCGCAGGCGGTCCGATGACGACGAAGAGCGTCAACGGTTCTGCACGCGGATCGTGATGGACCGGTCATCGGCACGGCCCGCCGAAGTCACGATGTGGTTCGTCACCTGATACGGCGTGCCCGCGGTGCCGCCCGAAAGCCAAGCCGTCGCAGACGACAGGGTGTTACTGCTGCTGTCCAGGGCGAGACCCGCGGAGACGGTGAAGGTGGACGTCGTGATGGTCTCGCCGGGCTTGAGCCAGTCCGACCAGTCGAAGGGGTAATCGAGGACCGCTTCAGGATCTTTGACATAGGTCGGAAATGATGTTCCGGCCATGAATACCCCCTAGTGATCTACGGCGTGGATATTCATGCGGGCCGCATAAACGATCACATTTCTATGCGCCACTAAATCTCTGAAGTTCGTTCGGCCGAATTAATGCAGCCACTGCATAAAGGATCAAGGCCCTGACCTGGGACTATGCAGAGATTTCCGGTAGAGGGTTAATCGGGACATAAGGGCGTTTGGGTCACCGGGGGAAGGTCATCGGGATCTACCCCCACCCCCTACCCTTGATCACTGATCAGCCCTCTGACCTGCGGTGATCCGATCCCCCTGCTGGTGATCACGTCGCCCCCTAGATCCACTATTCTGCATAGTTGATGTATGGGTATGCATGAATAACGATCTTGCATGAGTATGCATTCGATCACCACCGCTTCGACGCAACCACAGGCGTCGGTGACTTCTTGTTGCCCGCGACGATGTTGCACCGACGGTGAGCCGGCCGCAGCCACTGCACGTCATCGGGATCATCGCCGCGTGCGACCAGCACCGGCAACGGCGGGACGTGGTCGGCCTGCCATGCCTGCGGGTGCAGGTAGTGCAGCGACTGGTCGATGGCCTCGCCGCAGTAGTGGCAGATCAGCGGTGCCTCGCGCTTGAGCTGCGCAACCGCAGCACGCCAACGCGCACCACTGCGACCGGCTGACTTGGCTGTCGGCACGCTGCACCTCCGGGCATGGGGGCACAGCGTGCCGACTCAGGTAGCACAAGCGAGAGATGAGCGGCGGATCCGGCTGGATCAGCTGAGGTGCAGCACCTGACCGGGGTAGATCAGATGCGGGTTGCTGCCGACAACCGCACGGTTGCCTGCGTACAGGCCGTGCCATCCACCCTTGACGTTGTGGTCCAGGGCGATGCGGTACAGGCAGTCACCCGGGCGCACCTTGTACGCCTTGCCACCCCACGTGGTTGCGGGCACCCGCGTCCGCCTCTCCACAGCCTCACCCCGCGTCACCACTTCAGGCATCGCCCTCATGGTGGGGGCCGCCTTGTTGACGACGGAGGGGGGTGCCTTCTTCTGGGCTGCCCCTGTCGTGGATCCGCTCGGGCGTACGACGCCGACGAAGTGCGTGGCGTACCAGCCTGAGCGCCAGGACGCGACGCGGATGGGGGCGCCCGGACGGGGGGCCTCCACAATCTTGCCGCCCCCTATGTACAGGCCGACGTGATCAGCGCCCTTGTACACGACGATGTCTCCGACGCGGGGCGTGCTCACGCGCGTGAGGCCGGCCCATTGCGCCTGCGAGGTACGGGGGATGCTGACGCCCGCAGCACGCCATGCAGCCTGCGTGAGGCCTGAGCAGTCGTACGCGTTGGGGCCGGTGGCCCCGTAAATGTACGGCTTGCCCACCTGCGCGAGTGCGAAGGCAACGGCCTTCGCCGCGGTGCCGGTTGACACCGCTTTCGGCTTGGCCGGCGCGCTCTTGATGACCGGGACGGCCGGCTTGGGTCCGCCCTTGCTGAGGCCGGCGCGGACGCTGCATACGGGCCACGCGCCAGGGCCCTGCGCGGCGAGCACCTTCTCAGCTACGAGGATCTGCTGAGCCTTCGTGGCGAGATCTGCACGGCTCGCGTAGGCGCCTCCGCCGTACGCACGCCACGTCGACGCGCTGAACTGCAAGCCGCCGTAGTAGCCGTTGCCGGTATTGATCTTCCAGTTGTTGCCGGACTCGCACTTGGCGACCCGGTCCCACGTGTCCACCGACGCGGCGTCCGCTACGGCGACCGACACCGTTGTAGCGGCGATACCTCCGAGCGCGGCCGTGGCGATGGTTCGCGTCACTGCCGGGCTCTTCGCCCTTCTGTGCCGTCCTGAGTTCATGCGGTCATGCCCCATATGAGAAATCTCCGATGGGAATTGGGTCCGCTCCCCCACGGGCCACCCGCTATCTGCGGGCATAAAGAAGCGGCCCACCTAGGGGCCGCATATCCGCGCGGTCATCGCCGCGGGTCGTGAAAGTGGCGCCGCTCATCGGGGGCAGCGCGCACGCAAAAAGACCCGCACGCTCTGTGGCGGCGGGTCCGAGAGTCCGTCAGGCTGCCTGATGGGCACGCCTGGTACGCCTCGATAGTGCACTACGTCCCGCTACATCGTCAATCACCCCCTTTCTGGCGTATCGGTGGCGGCGCCGGAAGCGGCTTCCCGGGGACGCACGGCTGCATGGCGTCCAGGTCCCAGAGGCGGGCCGTGCGAGTCCCGTAGCGGTGTACGCGGCCTTCGCGGGCCCACCGGTAGAGGACTTCACGCGGCCGGCCCGTGTACAGACAGGTGGCTTCGGTGTCGGCGAGCCTCATGGGCGCCACACCGCGCGGTAGTCGGGGTGACCGTCGTAGGCCACCACGAACAACCGCAGCGCCTGCTCCATGGCAGCACCGAAGCCGCTCGTGAAAGTCGGCGCGAAGTCGTGAGCACGCTCGGCGAGGCGAATCACCTCCCGCTGCGCCTCGATGCGCTTCAGCGTGCGAGCCGGGTCCTGGCGGGCGATGTGCTCTCCGCGCCATGAGAGCGTGCACGCGGTGACACGCTCGATCGAGTAATCCACGTCCACCCGACGTGTGCCGGTCTGCTCGTTCTCCTCGAAGGCGGTCCACGTCTCTGGCGCTTCGATCGCTGCCGCCTCTTCATCGAGCCGCTCCCGGTAGAACGCGATCATGTCGCCGGTGTCGCTCACAGCCATGGCTCCCAGGTCATCCACGCGAGTCCGGCCAGCATCCCGATGCCGCTCACGATCCACACCGTGATCATGAACGCCTGGAAGAGTCCGTAGCCGATGCCGTACCAGCGCCAGTAGTTGATCCATCCGTCCCAGAGATCACGCATGATCACCTTCACGCGCCCTCGCCTTCGAGTAGGTCGATCCACTGCCACCGGTAGTACCTGGTACCGCAGGGCGCCGTGTCGGGGCTGCCGATGCAGCGGACGTCTGTCGACGCGTCGTCCGCGACGATCAGGGCGCCGCCGCAGACTCCGCACACGGTGTCGGCCAGCATGTGTTGGCGGGTGTCGTAGCCGAGGACGATGCGCGCCGTGCGGACGTGCTTGCGCAGCGCCTCTTTGACGTTGCCGGCCACCTCGCTGCCGCCGGCCATGGCGCACCAGTCGGGCAGTGTCCGCAGCGCGGTGACGGTGTTCACGCCGCGTCGCGGATATTCGGGAAAGAGCAGCTGGTGCAATTCGCTGTAGCAGCGCGCCGCGTCCGCCTTTATCGCCATGAGCAGATCGAGGGCTTCCTGATTGCCGGGCGGATTCGAATGCGGCTTGTCGCCTGACGCTCCGTCACCTCCGGTCATGGATACGGGCTCTGCAATGGCTTCCTGCAACTGATCGATAAGGGATGTGAGTTGTACGGTCCGTGCACGCGCCTCAACACCTTCGGGGCACGTGCATTCGTAGTGCTTTCGCCGCGCCGGAGACATTGCCGACCGCCACATCTGACAGAGCGTCACGTGTCTGCGGATGGTCACCTGATATTCGATGCGCTCCTCCCATCCGTCGGCGAGCTGCGCCGCCAGGGAAGCGATGTCATTTTGCATTGGCGCTTGCGCCCGCATTGACCGCATAAGGCGTCCCGCGGTGCTGGCAGAAGCACTGAGAACCACCGGGACAGGTCGCATGGCCTTTGCGGGCGAGGACGCGGGGACGCGGCAGGCTCTTGCGCCGTCCCTCCCGCACCCGTTTGCGTAGTGCGGCTTCCCAGAGGCAGTCGGCGCAGATCATGGTTGCTCCAAGGGGCTGAGCGCGGCTGTGAGCGCCGCGCAGGGGTTCCGACGTCCCCGGAGTCCGGGGAGGGGCCGTGAGGGCCGGAGAAGCGCACGGAGCCGCGCTCACGGGCAGTCGTCGTGCTGTGCCCAGCGCTGCAAATCGTGGTCGATGGCCCAGAACGGCTCACCGTCCTTGATCAGTTGACGGCAGAGCGTGCAGCGGTGCGCCCGCTCGCTGACGTCAGAACGGCGCTGGATCGCAGCGTTCACAGGAGCGGGGCGCTTCGGTGGGCCCGTCTGAGGGCGAGCGAAGACAGAGGGCGGGTCCTGGCGCCCAGTAGCGCTCACACGGGCTCGGGGAGGGCACTCGGGCACCTCCGTGATGGCCATGGCGTCACGGCCGGCCGCTCCGCACGGGTGCGCAGCGACGATCTCGTAGTTGGACCGCGTCACGGAAGCGGTGCGCGTGCGGAGCTTCCAGGGCCGCCCAGCTTGTGTGATCACGTCGTACGTCACGCGGCCGGCGATGAGCGCGGCCCGGTAGCCGTCGACGTCCAGCGGTTCGGGGTCTGCCGCTGTCGCGAGTCCGGAGACGGATGCGGCCAGTACGACGGCTCGGCAGCGGTTGCACGTCGCGATCTTTATCGGCGTATCAAGCAAGTGATCGTTTATTTCTTCTTCCTTCCCCGGGGCTCAAGGCTGCTGGCTTCAGCTCACCCCTCTAAAGGGGGTGAGCCTTGAGCCTCAGCTGGGGCTCAGTGGGGCTCAGAGGGTGAGCCGGAGTGAGCCTCAGAAGACATAACCCCTGGTCGTAGAGGCTCACGGTGGGGCTCAGCGTGAGCCGGAGTGAGCCTCAGTGATCGCTAAGGCCCCGAAAATCGCTGATCGTCTTGACCTGCGAAAAAGAGGCGTGAGCCCCAAGCCAAAATCCGCTGACCTGCGGAAACGAGATACGTGTATATACCTCCGGCTCACGAAGTTGATCGATGAGCCCCAACGTGAGCCCCATGGTGCATACACGGGGATCAGGGGGTGAGCCTCAGAAGATAAACGTGCTGGTCAGAAGGGGCTCAGTGGGGCTCATCGCTTGAGCCGGAGTGAGCCGGAGCGTCATCGAGGGTCTGTGAGGGTCTGAAATAGGCGATGTCGTGCCCTGAACCGGTCTTGGTAATGATCTTCTGTTCGGCGAGTGTGCGGAGGTGTCGCTTCACGCTCGCGTCGCTCACGCCGGTGAGATCGACGATGTTCTGCTTCGTCACGACCTTGTCCGTCTCAAGATCCATCACCATGAGCCGGACCTTCTCGAAGCTGGTCGTCTGAGCGCTGATCACGTCAGCCCAGTGCGCCGCGTTGATCACAAGTGAGCTGCATTCGCGGCCGTCGTGGTCGATGCCGGGAGGTAGCCCGCAGAAGTGCTGAAGCCTGAGCCCGACGTTCCAGAACAGCGAGTCGTCGTCGTCCTTCTGCTTCTTGATCATGATCTTCGCGTACCGCTCGTCCGCCGCCGTCCGCGACATGAACAGCACGGTGTCCGCCGCCCCGTACAGCGAGCCGTGCCCGCGCAGCGTCTCCGTGCCTTTCGTGGTGTGGTGCAGCGTCATGACGCACGCCTGAGTCGCCTGCCGGATCTGGTCGACCGCGGCGACGTACAGCCCCATCACGGAGCCGTTCTCGTCCAGCCCCGGCGTCACCCGGGACTGCGTGTCGATGATGACGAGACCGGGCCGTACCTGAGCGCAGACGTCCAGCACCGCGTTGAGGTACGGCTCTTCCACGATGTTCGGCGCCATCGTCAGGTACGTGATGCGGTCCCCGAGCTGCTTGCCCGTCATCGCCTCCCATGCACGCACCCGCTTGCGGATGCCTCCCGACCCTTCCGCGGCGATGTACAGGACGGGCACGGCGACGGTCGGGATGCCCGCCCACTGGATGCCGCACCCGAGAGCGACGCACGCCGCGATGTCGAGCGCGGCGAACGACTTGTAGCAGCCGGGGTCTCCGTACAGCCACGCGAGAGAATCCTTCGCGAGAAGTGACGGTGCGAGATATTCGACGGGCGGGATCTCGTCGAGCTGCGCGGCGGTGTAAAGGCTCTCCCGAATGCGGGTGGCCACGTCGCCGGCCGCTTCCGCTTCGAGGATCTGCTGTGCGGCTATGGCCGCTTTGCGGCGCACCAATTCGCCCTGAGTGGTGCGCTGTAGATGATCCCGGCTGCGGTTGATCTCCTGTATCGCGGCGACCTGTTCGACGCCGACGAAAGGCAGTCCGGAATCCTCGCCGCCCAATAGCTTCCAGACCAGTTCCCGTAGCTCAGGGTCGGCCCCGAGATAGGCGGTCGCGAGTGCGGGCGTCAGCGTCCCCAGAACGGCCTCCGTCCCTTTGTCGCCGCTCTGGTCTGCTGTCTCCGTCACGGCTGCATGCCTTTCGCTCTGCTGTTGTTGTCATCGGGCTTCACAACAGGCGGGTCGATCTCGCATCGCTACCTCTTCGTTTTGGCGAACAGCGGGTACAGGTCCCGCTTCGTCAGCGTCTGCGACGCCCACAGGATGCTCACGGCGTGCGGTTCGCTCCATGCGTACAGCGCGTCCAGAAGCCGCCGCCGCTGGACGTCCTTCGCCGACATCGGCTTGCGCCGCCCCTGCACGAGGGCGAGCACGGACGCGGCGTACGGGGCGTTCTCCACCGTCTTGCGCGGCAGCGGCCCGTTCCTGTCCGGCTCGATCAGTTCGTACGCGAGGCACATCGCCACGGCCGCGCTGAGCGTGGGGGTGACGCGCAGCTTACGGCGGGCGCGGAAGATCCCCTGTCGTACTGCGTCGACGCCGATGCCGTCCCGCTCCGCTATCTCTTCGTCGCTGAGTCCGTCGGCCCGCGCCTGGATCAGCAGCAGTTGCCGTTCCGACGGCAGCGCCGTGACGAGCGGCAGCGGCACCTCCCGGCGCCGCGCCGCCTCGCACGGCTGGCAGAAGCGCCGCCCGACCCCGGCGGGAGTCGTCTTGATGCCGATGTTCCGTGGGTCGTCGAGGCGGTGCAGCCCGCGCCCGCAGACCTTCTGCTGTGGCCTGCTCACCTCTCACGCTCCATGGATGTCGTCGGCGTGACCGGGTCGCGCCAGAGCAGCCCGCAGATGCCGCAGCGGTGTTGGTGCGGCTCCCTGTCGGGGTGGTTGCACTCGCAGGGGAAGAGGCCCCGCGTCGCGTTGCAGCGCGCGAGGCGTGCGCGCAGCAGCGTCCGCATGGTCTCGCCGGCTTGCCGTCCGGCTGCTTCGGCGAAGCCGGGCAGGTCCGGCGCGTTGCCGTGGATGGGGATGCTGACGTGCAGTCCGTACGGCTGGAAGACGAAGTCCATGACCCGCATGTCCCACACGAAGTCGGGCGTGGACAGCGTCACGTTGGCGTCGTCCGGCGGTGCGCCGGTCACGTCGATCCATGCCTGCCGCAGCTCCGTCAGCACGGTGCCCATGAAATCCGGTACGGGCGGCACGTCGACCGCGGCAACGGCCGCGGCGAAGTCGATGTCGGGCAGCAGTACACCGGCCGGTTCCGGCTGCTCTTCCGCGATCTCCGTCGTGACGGCGCGGATCGCCTCCCCCAGCGACAGCCCTCCGTTCTCGAACGGGGGGAGCGGCTGACCGACCGCTGCGACGGCAGTGACCGTGTCCCCGTCTACCTGGCGCATGGCCGTAGGCTCCGCCACCCACCCCCAGTCTTCGGAGTCGTCCAGCGTGGCCGGCTCGCCCGCGGAGCCGGTGCACTCGATGACGCCGTGCCCGCTGTAGTACAGGTCAGCGACGACGACGTGATGCGTCCGCAGAACGAAAGACCCCCCGCGCGTTGGCACGAGGGGTACGGACTTGCGGCAATCAGGGCATGCGCCCTCTTCAGGTTCCTTGGGCATCACCGCCCCCTTCCGTGCGAGTGATTGTGATCTCAACGTTGCGCCGGTACGCAGCGGCCACGCTCCGGCTGTGGGCGACGACCAGGACCGTTTCATCGGTCTTCGCGGCGGCTTCTTCGGCCAACATGTCGGCCTGGTCTTTGGGCCAGTGGCCACCGCATCCCGACGCGGTCCCGCCGGACTGAAGTTCGACCGTGTACCACTGGTCAGTCATCGCTCACCTCCTTGATCTTCTTCTCGGTCTCGCGCAGCCACTTGGCGTAGTCGTTGATGACTTCGCTGCGCGGGTACTTCACTTCCCAGCCTTGGAGTTCGCCGCCTTCGGCAAGCGCGGCGATACGCGTCCGGTACCGGTCGCAGCGCGTCCGCCAGTCCGTCAGGTTGCTTTCGATCTGCGTCGGCTGCGGGCTGTGCGGCAGCACGTCGACGACGACCAGGCGGTCAGCGGCGACGTGCACCCGCTGTTCCGTGCCGCTGCCGTACGACCGGCGGACGACTTGCACCCAGAGGCGGCCCGACGGTGTCAGCGACACCTCGCCGTCCCTCTCTTCGACGACGCCTTCCGCCATGGCGACGGAGCGCCCGACGCCGAAGCCGTAGATCACGGTGGCGCCCGGCTTGACGTCGACTCCCCGCGCATCGGTGATCGTCACGACACCACCTCTACGTACTGGTCGGTCGCCGGTCCGCCGTCGCCGGGGATGACGATCTGGACGTTGCCGCAGCCGACGGCGAGGTGCCAGCCGCGTGCGGTGAGCGAGGTCGCGAACTGCTGCCAGATCTCGCGGGCCTTCGCGCTCCGGCCGTCCACGCGGAAGAGGATCGACACCCCGTTGTGGAAGTCGATGCGCGTCGCTCCGTACGCGTGCGAGATCCGCTGCACGTCGCGGTCGCCTTCGTATGCCTGGACGAAGAGGGTGAACGTTCTGCGCAGCTCTTCGTAGGCCTCGAAGCGCAGGACGCGATCCCCTATATGCAGCGACCGGTCTTCGTTGCATCTGGCTTCTACGAGCAGCTCCGGATCGTCGGCGAGGATCGATGCGGTCACGGAGTCCGCTGAGTAGCCGTCCTTGAGCAGCGGGGCGGCCCTGGTGACAAACGCTTCATCCATCACGACCACTCCGCGTTGCACTTGAGGCAGATCAGGACGGGTTTCTGACTGCCGTCTCCGAGCTGCCGGGAGACGGTCACCGTGTCGTGCGGCTTGCCGTCGGTGCACATCAGCCGCTCCCGTCCGGGAAGCGCTCGTTCAGCTCGGTCTCGGTCAGGTGCCGGTGTGCTTCGTCGTAGAAGTTGCACGTCTGGACGTCCTGGACGGCCCGGTGCGCGTCGGGCCGCACGATCGCCGTCATCGGGTCTTGCAGGATCTTGACGGCGAGGTCGACCCAGTGATCCCACGGGCCTTCGGCGTTGCTGTTGCTGTTGCGCGGCGACCAGGATGTGAAGAAGTCGTCCATCCATGGCGCCCACTGGACGCCGCACCGCTTGCCCGCCGTGATCGCGGGCACCTCTTCGTATTCACCGCGCACAGCACACTTCCTTCTCGTCCTTGATCCATGTGGCGCGCGCCAGGGTCAGCCGGCCGTCCGCCGTCCGGTCCCACCAGTACGCCTTACCGAACAGCCGCACGACGCGCAGGCGGTCACCCATCGCTCTTCTCCTCGTGCCGCGCGGCGAGGGCGTTGTACGCGTCGCGCTCCTGCGTGTACTTGGCGACGTACTCGGCGTTCTCGTGCTCAGTCCAGAAGGTGACCTGTTCGGCTGCCTGCGCTGCGCGCTGCCGGGCGGCTTCCGCGACGGCGGCACGCGTCGCCCACTCACTGTCGGTGACTACCTCGCGGCTGTCGTAGGTGCACTCGCTCACGTAGCCGCTGACGGCGGTCAGCGACATGAAGGCGTCGCGGTCGTAGAAGGCCGCTTTGTAGAAGATCGAGACCCGACGGCGCCCCTGCGCGTCGGTGATGTACGACCACATCGCGTGGTCCGAGCCTTCCCGCTTCCAGCCGTCGGGCAGCGTCGCCGGGGCGAACAGCGAGTCGCCCGCGTCCGCCTCGCCGAAGGTGAAGCCGAGGTCTTCGAACTCCGCGCGGTCGCCCTGGATCCTGGTGGGCAGGCGGTCGGAGTGCACGAGCTGCGCCTGTCCGGCCCGCTCCTGCGCTTCGACGACGGCGGTCGCGTCTCCTGTGGCGAGGGCGAGCAGCCCGGTCAGTTCCATGCTGCTCTGGCTCTGCGTGTTCTCGATCATGTCTCCTCTTCCGGGCATACGAAAGCCCGCCCCCTTCTCAGGAGCGGGCGAGGGTCAGAAACTCTGAGGCGCCTTCCGGTTGCGTCGAAGGCCCTGCGGCTGTCAGCGGCGGGCACTAGGCTGCCGGGCCTTAACGTGAGCAGGGGGACGAGCGATGAGCACAACGGATCTGAGCAACGAAGAGCCCAGCGAAAATGCCAACGTGATCTTCATCGACGACGCGAGCGATTTCGGGCGGATCAGCTGGAAAACCCGAATTCTCGTGAACGGGGCCTTGACCCTCGCTGCCGCAGCGGCGGCTCTAGGTATCGCGAGCCTTAGCGACCCGGACAAAAACGCGACAGGAAATCCGTTCGATACCGTCTGGGTCCCGTGGGTGGCTTTTGCGCTGGGTGTGCTGCTGATCGGCGCGCTGATCTTTTTTCTGATCACGCGTCAGCGCTACATGGCCAATGAGAACAAAGGCTTCGCGGCGAAGCTGAAGGCGCAGGCGCAGTACCACGAACAAGCTCTGGAGAAGCTCCGCAAGACGACGGAACTAGCCACGCTGATGGAGCTGAATCAGGATCAGGTAGGGCGCTATCACCGCATCGTCACGGATCAGGCGGACAAGGCCTTCAAGTCCTCCCGCACCGCGATGGGGGTCGGACTGTTCCTTCTCGTCTGCGCAGCCGCGGGAGGGGCCTATGTGCCCGTCGAAGAGGTGCGCTGGTTCATCGGGGCCCTTGCGGCGTTCAGCACGCTACTGTCCGGCTACCTCAGCCAGACGTACACGGATCTCTATCGCAGGTCAATCAGTCAACTGAACCGCTACTTCGATCAGCCGGTGCTCAACAGCTACTTCCTAACCGCTGAGCGGCTGACCGCCGGGCTCGATGTTTCGCATGCTCAAGCTGTTCGCCAGCAGATCATCAACGAGGTTCTGGCGTCCAGCTCGCGCCTGACCGAGAAGCCTCCGGCGGAGGCGCCGGCCGTCGACGACGCGAAGCCGAAGAAGCGGAAGCCGAAGAAGCGCATCCCCAAGCAGGCGCAGGGCTCTGGGAGCGGTCAGTCACCGTCCGGGACTTGATCGAGCAGCCCCGCGTCGTCCAGGGCGGCGAACTCGCGCGGCGTCTTATCAGGCATCGTTTTCCTCTCCTGTGTAGCGGGCGTACAGCCGCAGCTCGCCGTCGACGGTGCGGGACAGCGCGTCGAACGAGCCGGGCGGACGGTAGGCGAGGGGGTGCCCCGCCTTGATCCGGGATGCCGCCGTGGCGGCGGCGAACTTCGACGGGAAGCCGGTACGGATCACCGCCCATTCGCCGGGCCGTTCCTTCAGCCCCGCGGCGACCGCCCGGTGATCGACCTTCGAGCGGGCGTCGTACCTGCCGGGCGGGTCTTCGAACTGCATCACGCTGTCTCCCCGAAGATCAGAGCCAGTTCGGCGTCCATGTCGATGCCGTCCATCTCGTGCGTGAACGGGACTGCCAGGTACGTGCGGATCAGGAACGCGTCGACCTGCTCGGCTTCTCCGTGCAGCTCTGCGCGGCCGTCGGGGCTGTCCAGCACGATGTGCAGGTCGTCGGGGCCGCACCGCCAGATGGTGACGTCTCCGCGCAGCTCCGGCGGGCTCTGGCGGGCGAGGCCTTCGGCGAGCAGGCTGCGGCCCATGGTCCATACGACTTCGGATCCGTGGGAGTCGTCGCGGACGGTCAGTGTGACGGCGTACGGATCTTTCGGGTTGTAGGCCAACTCGCAGTTGTCGAGCGGCAGGGAGGCCCCGCCTGGAAGGACGATTTCGAGGTAGATCGGTAGGGTTATCACTGCTCCCCCTCAGGAGTGATCGGCGCCCCTGCCGGGCTTGGGGATCTTTTCGGTAGGGGCGCCGCTGTCGTCGAGGTCAAGTCCCTTCAGCGGGACGTCGGTCGGGGTGTAGGGGTCGACGCGGGGGCCGCGCCGCCGGTGCTCGCCGCGATGCCGCTTGGGGCGGCGGTGCAGCAGCTGTGAGAAGAGGGCGCCGCACGCCCCCGCGCCGACACTCGCGACGGCGATTTCGATCGCCGCGTTCATGAGTGCTCGGCTTCGAGCCGGTCGGCGCAGGGGTCGCAGACGATGCCGTCGTTCAGCAGTCCGTACAGCTCGCCGTCCTTGACGGCGCCGGTGCACTCGGTGCAGCGGAAGGCGTCGGCTGTGCCCGCGAGCTTGTACCGCAGGATGATCAGCGGTCCGAACACGATGGTGTCCACTGCTACGCGCAGACGCATTTCACGCGCCCGCAGTACGTGCAGACGGGGACGTTGAGGATCAGGAAGAGAACGATCACTGTTGCTCCGCTTCGTCGCAGCAGTCCGGGCAGGACGCCTGGTCGTCGTCGTCGATGTAGCCGGCGTCATCGCCGGGGCCGATCTCGTTGCCGCACTCGCAGTCGCTGTCATACGCGGCGATGAAACGGCGGACGCCCCCGGTCACCGGCGGCGACTCGGGGGCGTCAGGACGCTTGAAGGGTGAGTTCATACGGGGAAGTCCTTCCCGCAGCCGCAGGGGCACGGCGCCGTCTCGGGGTCGGGTAGGGGCTCGGGGACGTCGTCACTCACGCGATCGCCTCGAATCGGTCGATGGCCAGTTCCGCGCGGCAGTCGTCGCACAGGATCGGATCGGTGTTGAACCAGGCCCGCCAGAACGGCTGCGTGCTCCGTTCCATCGCCTGCCGGTGCTCCGGGCACACCGGGAACGGCGGCTGCCCGCCGCAGTCGTCCACCGACAGGTGCCGGAAGTGGACGACCCACACGGCGGCGTTCGGGCACGGCGGCTCCATCAGCTGGAAGAAGCACGGCACGTTGTCCTTGAACATCTCCAGCGCCAGGACGCGGGTGTCATCCGTGGCGATGGGCTCCGTCATGTCGCACCGTCCCCTTCGGTCTCGTCCAGCGGTACGACGGCGTCCACGGCATCGAGCCGCAGGTACAGCGGCTTGCCGGATACGGCGTCCGTCCAGCTCAGTGACGTCAGCTCGTTCGAGATGCGATCCCGGCGCGTGGTGAAGTCCTGTGCCGTCACGTCGAAGTGCGATCCGCCGCGCAGAAAGATGCGGACCGTCGTCACGTCTCACCCCCCGGCTGCCGCTCGGCGAGGCGGGTGAGGTCGCCGGGGGTGACGTCACCGACCCACCGGCGGTCGTCGAACAGATGCCAGCCGCCCCGGTCCGCGGCGCGGTCGGCGAGCTGCGCGCACATCAGGTGGCCGCTCGCTTCGATGTACCGCTCAAGGTGCGGCGCCGGGATGCGCAGGCGGTGCGCTGCGATGGCCGCGTAGTCCGCCCACGAGTAGGGCGTGCCGCGCAGCGCGAGGGCGGCAGCCGCCACCGCGTCGCGGTGCTCGTCGGGGCACCGGAGGTAGATCGTGCGCTCAGGGTCGTGCCAGTTGGGGACGTGCTTCGCCCCGCCCGGCATCGCTTCTACGATCATGTCTGTGTACTCGCCGACCCAGACGAACGCGTGCTCGTAGTCCCGGAAGCCGTCGCCGGCCAGCCACTGCGCGAGGCGGATGGCCTTGCCGCCGACGCCGCTCATCTGTGTGAGTCCGATGTCACCGGGCCGCGGGGTGTAGGTCATGAGCCTCCGCCTTCGGCCGGCTCAAGCGCAGCCAGGAACGCCGCGTTATCGGGCAGAGCGGTCAGCGGCCAGGACGCCACCAGCTTCACCGGGTAGTAGCCGTCGGGGTTCGCCTTGTCCGCAGCGAAGCGCCCCACCGTGTGCGGCTCCTCCTGGAAACCCTCGTACACCTCGAACGTCCGTGCATCGAAGTCGACGACGTAGCCCCACTCGGCGAAGAGCGAGTCGGCAGGGAAGTACGACGCGTCCTCGATCACTCCTGCCGCGAGGATCGCAGCGGGGTCGCCCTGTGTTTCGCGCAGGAGCTGGTACCAGGTAGGCCGCTCCGACCGACCGCCAACGCTGGCGTTGTAGAACGGCCTGAGCCGGTCGAAGTCCTCGTCTGTCGGCTCGCTGCCGTCGGCGACTACGCGCAGCGCGCGAGCAGCCGTGGCGGCAGCCCCCATGTCCGCAGTACGCGCCCACGCCAGGACTCCCGAGCCGGGCTCATGGTGGCAGTACGCCGTCTTCGTCTCGCCGGCCACGGCGAAGGAAACGAATCCTCGGGTACTCATGGTCACTTCACCGCCGTGTAGCAGGTCGCCCACGTGACTTCGAGCGTCGCCTTCGCGCCCGGCTTGGCGTAGCCGCGGTTCGACAGCTTGTTGTTGCCGATGATCCGGCTCTCGTTCTGCCACACCCACGACGACGTGGTCAAAGCGGTGCCGCCGGACTTCAGCTTCACCCCGTCCAGGTAGACGGTCACGGTCCCGCCGCGCCGCTCCCACGTGTAGGTGTGGGCGTCCGTCATGTGCGCGGACGTCTGCACCTGCCACTCGCCGCCGCCGTGGTTGAACATCGCCACGTTGCTGTCGGTGTAGTCGTCGACCTCCGGGTAGTCGACTTCGGCCCCGCCGCGCTCGTAGCGCAGCCACGCCGACTTGAAGCCGGGCACGGCCTGCGTCACGCGGACGCGCGCGCTGTACCGCCCGTCCCGCAGGTTCATGCACTTCTTGGGGACGACCGCGGCGACGACGTTGTTGCCGCCGCCCGCCGGCCGGTACATGGCCACCCTCAGGGCGCCGCCGCCGATGCTCACGGTCTTCTGCGGCTCGTACGTGCCACCGTACGGGGCACCGCCGTTGCCGTCGGCTCCGCTGTTCGCGGTGTCTTCCCAGCCGGACGGGTACGCCCACAGGGTGTCGCGCCACTTCCCCTTCAGGCCCGAGCAGTAGGCGGACGGCCGGTCGGCGTTGTTGTTGCAGCCGCTGAACGAGCCGACCGGCACCGCCGTGTCGTTGAAGTTCTCCGCCCACACCTGGTGCCACCCGGGCAGATCGCCCTTCGGCAGCGAGTTCGGAACGGTCGCCGCGTTCGATGTCGGGGCAAAAGAAAGGACCGTCGCGAGGACGGTCCCGATAGCCGCGAGGATCAGCGGTCGACGTTTTGGTTTGGCGTGCTTAGGCATTGTCGTCCTTCACTGTCATGTGGAATTCTATTACCGCTGCGCGTCCTCTTCGAATGCGTCCGCCGCAGAACTCACGACGTGCGCCACGAAGGCGGCGGGACCGTGAACGGATATTGCCCACGGCTGCCCGCCCTCGAAAGCGAAGGACACGTCGGCCGTGTACCGCGGCAGCGGATCGGCCGGCCCGGGAGCTTCCTCGTTGATGACGTCGTGCATCGTCACCTCTCTCTGGCCCACGCGTTTGACCTCTTCCGATATGGGCCCCTCCGGGCGGCACGCTTCATGCACGCATCCCGTGCCGGAGGGCGGCACCTTCTTGCACGCGTAGGTCACGGCGCCCTGTCTTTCACTAGGTCGATTTCGCCGCCGGGGCATGTGCCACGGCTCAGCGATTCGCCGGACTGGTAATCGTTCTGGCGGTCCGACCACGGCCCCGGGGTATACAGGTAATGGCTTCGCACCGCGCTGCGATATACGCCGTCATTGCCTTCGACTTCCCACACGCCGTGCTCGGGACGGACCTGACCGCAGCACGGGCAGTAGTAGCGGGGCGCCGTCACTTCCGGGCGGGGAGCCTCCGGCGGCGTGCTGGGGATACGGCGCCTGCGCCGCCGCGTCTGAGCGGGTGTCACTGCTCGATCAGGCGGTCAAGGCGCCTCAGGGCGTCGTCCCTGCCCATATAGAAGATGTTCGACTGATCAAAGGTCAGACCGAGTGCGTCTCTGGCGTAGTCCTCGATCGACCGGGCACCGCCGTTCACGGTATCGGCGCTCCACGCGCCGTCCAACTCCCGTTCCCAGTCGATGACGGCTCCGCTCAGGAAGGCGGCCCAACCGGCGATGCAGTGCGTCGTACCGCACTCCGTCTTGAGCCCCCAGTTCCCTTGATCGTGCTTTTCAGGATGGCGCCTTATCGTCTCGCGCACTTTCCGTAGCAGTTCAGTGTTGACCGGCATTGCTCTCCCTCACGATGAATAGCCGGGTACATAGGGCTGAGGCGGTTTGTCCGGATGGACGACGCACCGCCCGTCGTCGTCGATGTGCTTCGCGAGACCCGGGGGCTTTCGCAGCACACCGCACCGGCAGGTAGGCCTCAGGCTCTCCGCGGAATTCCAGCTCTCGCGCCGCTGCGCGTCCGCCCGGATTTCCGCCAGCCTCTCTGCGCTGATGACGGCTGCGTTCTTCGCCTTAGCCACCGCGCAAGACCTGGTCGGTGACGGCGCCGTTCGTCCAGGTGCGGCCGTCCAAGTCCTCGTACATCACAGCGAGTTCGACGGGGCCCGCGAGGCGGACGCGGTGGCGGTCGGTCGCCATCGTGAAGTCCTCGGCTTCCCGCGACCAGTTGAGCGTCAGGTTCCCCATGCGCCCGTGCTTGCCGAGATCCGTCATCCCGCGGAAGATCCCGTTGCGGAGGATGTTCGAGTCCTCGCGGACGGTCTTCTCAGCTTCACGAAGCCGGCTGTCGAGACGCGACGTGTGCTCGCGCGCCGCCTTCAGCCCCGCTTCGAGTTCCGCGATGCGATAGTCCTTCGACTTCGTCCAGCGCCGCCACGTCTTGCACGGCCACGGCTTGCCGTCCTCAACGCAGTGCAGAGGCTCGTATTCGTTGGTGCTCGCCTCGTGGTCGGTCGGCTCTCTCACGTCAGCCGCTCCCGCTCCTCGTTGTAGCGGTCGATGGCGAGGCGGACGTCAGCCTTGAAGGCTTCAGCAATCACCGTCCGTCCCCGCCACCGGTCGACCTCTTTGATCAGCTCTTCGACGCGCGCCTTCAGTTCGGCGTCCGCGACGCGGCGCCGCGCGCCTTCGATCTCGAACGCGGCCTGAGAGGACAGCCCGCAGTACGGACACGGCTTGTTCTGCTGGAAGGCGTTCAGGACGCCGGAGGTGTGCGAGCGGCAGCCGGGGCAGCTCATCCGGTCACCCATCGCGGTCCCCCTCGGCGAGTTCGACCAGGCGCCGGTAGCTGTCGGCCATAGCCTGCGTCCGGTTGCGGCTGCGGTGGCGGCGGGACGCGGTGCCCATCGGCTCGCCCGGATAGGTGGCGTCCATTTCGAGGCAGCGGAGATCCATCTGCGCGGCGCGTATCTTCAGCTCGGCGATGACCAGCGGGTGAATGGCCATCAGCTGTAGTGCCCTGAGCGGTGGATTTCCATTTCGACGTACGTGTCGAACACGGCGCCGCAGCCGGGATAGACGCACCCCCAACTGCACAGCGCGGCAATCCTGTTCAGCCATTTACGCATCGGTGCACTTCCTTTCATGCAGAAAGCCCCCGACCGGATGGCCAGGGGCTTGACGTTGCAGCGCGCAACGGGGGTGTTGAGGGGCGGTCAGTTGCGGGACTTGCGCCACACGTCGCGGAGGATGACGACGCAGATCGTCAGGGCCACCGCGGCGAGCGCGAGGCACACCGCAACGACCGCGAGGCCGATCATGAAGGCGATGGCGACGGCACCGAGGACGGCGACCGCGAACACGGCGCCGCAGCCGCCCGCGACGTACATCCCCCACGGGCGCGCAACGATCGGCTGTTGCGGTGCAACGGCGGGCTGTTGCGGCCACGCGTAGATGGGCCGCCCGTCGCTGTCGATACCGACCTGCGGGAGGGGCGGTGCAACGGGGGGCGTGCGGCGTGGCATCTCAGACCCGGTAGCCGGCGCTGCGCGCGGCCCGCTCGACACGGCGCACGTCTCGGTCGACCTCGCGCTGCTGGTCCCTCGCGGCGCGCTTCTCGGCTCCGCCCCGAGCGGTGCGCACCGCAGCCTTCGCGGCGGCGGCGTCGACCCGGGCGCGGTTCAGAACGCTGCGCATGGCGGCTTCGTCGGCTTGCCTGCGGTCGTCCTTGCGGTCCTTCATGCGGTCAAGCTCCGCGTCGATGCGCGGGTCGACTCCGGCGGACGCCTGCCTGCCGCCCTTCAGCAGCAGCATGGCGCGGCGGATGTTCTCTCCGGTTGTGTAGGGCATGCGGGGTTTCTCCTTCAGCGGGTGCCTTCACGGTGCACTGCGCGGGCGTGGTTGTGGATGCGGCGACCGATGCGGAGCCGCTTGCCGGTCGTCTTGCAGCGGCGGCACGGTCTGCCGCGCTTGAGCCGTCCATCGCGGCCGGACTTCATTCGGTGTCCCCAGCCGTCGCACCGGCGGCAGCGCCCGAAAGGGCTGACCCAGCAGAGCAGTGGATATCCGGTGAGCAGCGCGAGAACGAGCGCCGTAGTGAGCAGCGCAGAAACCATGACTTCCGCCTCCCGGGCGGATTCGGGGGTGTCGCGGGGTGGTGGTGCTACGTGCTGCACCGCAGGCCAAGACCGCAGAAGGTGCTAGCGGAGGTGCTACACGTAGCAGTGGCCCGTGCTACCCGCTCTGATCGAGAGAGGCACGTTCGATGCCCCGTCGCGTGGTGCGCTTGCCGTCGTCGGTGTAGCCCGCGATGTCCTTCGTTTCGATGCCGTGCGGCTTCAGGTTCGCGGTGACGGTCTCGCCCTTCCACCCGTCGTAAATGTCGGGGCGCAGCGCGGCGAGGCGTGAAGCGATGCGCTCGTTCCAGATGCTCTTCTCGTCAGCCGCGACAACGCGGCGGACGTCCGCCACGAGGTCGAATGTCGGCTCGCCGGACTCGGGCATCTGCCCGACGGCGTGCCCGGTGACGTTGCCGTATTCCTCGCGCACCTTCCGGGCCCGCGCGGTGACCAGGTCCGCCGCGGGGCCGTCGACGAACGCCGACGCCGCGATCACGGGGTCGTCGCCTTCGCCAGCCATGAAGCAGATGCCACGGTCGGAGCGGCTGAACATCGTCGCCCGGATCCCTGCCTTGTACGCGCCGGTGCCAAGCACCATGTCGTTCGCAGTGTGGCCCATCACTTTGAGGCAGAAGCGCAGGATCGCGTTCGCGCTGATGCCGGGCGGGAGGCTCTTCGCGTCGGGCCGCTGCGTCGCGAACATGCCGACGATGCCGAGGGCCGGTCCGCGCTTGCCGAGGTCGATGCAGATCGATTCGATTTCCGCGCCGTGCTTTTCGTGCTCGAACGCGATCTGGCATTCGTCCAGTCCGACGACGATGGGGTGCAACCCGTACCGCTTGTCGCTCGCGAGCTGCGGCGTCACCTTGTTCTCGGGACAGATCGAGCGGGGCAACGCCTTGATCACCTTCGCGCGGCGCCGCAGCTCTTCCTTCAGCTCCCGCAACGCGTGCAGGACGTACAGGATGTCTTCGTCCTCTTCGCCCGACCGGTAGCGGTGGCATACCGGTTCCAGCGGACCGAGGTCGCCGGTGCCCTTGAAGTCGAACGCGTAGATCATCGAGCGCGGATCGAGTGCGAAGATCAGCAGAAGCAGCCTGAGCAGGAACGTCTTGCCCATGCGGGGAACCGACCCGATGACGATCGACGCGAACATCAGGGTGACGTGGACGTCCCGCATCCGCTGGTCGTTGCCGAACACGACGGGCTTGAAGAGATCCACCATGCCGGACTTCAGTAGCGGCCACGGCGGCTTCGTCGTCTCGTTCATCGGGCGGTCGCCCACCCACAGGATGAGGCGCCCCTCGTGCTCCTCGGGGTCCGCCGCAGGCCACACGCAGCCCAGCTTGCGGCGGAGGCCGGAGGCCAGTGAGCTGCGCTCTTCCATGATGTCTTCCGGCGTGACGCCGTACGGCAAGTCGATGTCGGCGCGGTAGCCGGGGCCATCGCGGCAGATCTCGGACGTGAACTTCATCCCGTCCATGTCGCCGCCCTTCTTGATGGCGGCACTGATCTTCGCGTTGCCGATGGCTCCGAGCGCCCTCATCACGATCGAGAACGTCAGCTTCTGCACTTCGGTCTTCAGCACGGCCGGCCCGATGACGGGGGCGTCCAGGCGCTGACCTGCGTAACCGAGCCCCATCACACCGACCGCGGCGAACACGTACAGCCATGCGGGCGCCATCACGCACAGCGTGAGCGCGACCCCGAGACCGAACACCGCCGCAATCACGGTGGCGAAGCCCCGCAGCCGCACCCGTCCGGCCCGCAGCCGGGCCAGGGCCATGTACTCGCTCGCGTCTTCCTGCCGCACCGCGTAGTCCCGCAGCGGGGCCGCCTCCACGTCCCACAGCCACGCGTTCGCGGCCACCGCGAGGCGGACAGCCCCGGCGGGTGCGCGAGCGGCGAGGCGGGCCGGGTAGACGCCGCCGACGGTCCGGACGCCGTGGTACAGCGAGGCGTACGCGACGTGAGCGCCGACGTGCCGGGCGGTGGCGAGGAAGTCGCGCCGGTTGGTCAGCCATCCCGCGACGATCGGACGCCGCTTCTCGGTGACGATGCCGGGCGCGGGCAGGTTCGGGTTGTCGACGGGCACGGGCGCCGCGTCCGGTTCCAGGCTGTACGTCTCGGTGTCGGGGTCGGCGTCGTCGACCTTCGTCAGCGTCACGGGCCGGCTGTCGAGCGTGCCGCGTGTGCCGTCGGCGATGCTCACGGCTGGAACGCCGCAACATCAGCAGCGTCGAAGACGTGTGACCCGCCATCGGCGCCCGCCGCAACGGGGGTGAGCCGGCCGCGATGCACCCACGACCGGACGGTCTCCGGCTTCACCTTCTTCAGCGCCGCGACTTGAGCGGTCGTCAGCGTCTCGCCACGGTGGGCGGCGGGTGCCGTGGCGCGGCGCGCGATCGGCAGCAGAACGGCGCCCGCCGGAACGACGTCCGCCATCGGCGAGCTGCGCCGTGCAACGGGAGGCGCGACAACCACCGGCGGGGCCGTGGCGGCGGACACCAGGGGCAGCAGTACAGCGCCCGCCGGAGCGGTCACCGGCCACAGGACCGCAGCGCCCCCGCCACGCACTGCAACGCGGGGTGTTGCAGTGCCACGCCATGCCGTTGCAACGCGTCCCCAGGTGAGTGCGGCGAGGTGCGTGCCGAGTCCGATACAGACGACCGGCGCCGCCGACGCGAGGATGACGTGCCCCCATGTCGGCACATCGCTGGACGCAGTAATTCCAGCGGCTGCCGATCCGTGCGCGACATTCAGCGTGAGCGAAATTGCGGTAAGGCCGATAACCGTTCCGATTGCCCACCGATATCCGGCACCGCCGTAAAGGACGATCGATGCGACGGCGGCGAGCCCGGCGAGCAGGTCGACGGCGAGCGGATAGAACTGCCGGACTTCGTGAAGGCCGATGGTGTCGGCGGTATCGCGGAGCGGCACCCACGAGACGCGCATACCGACGACGGCAACGAGCGCGAGAGCGGTGAGGATCAGGGCGAACCCGGCGACGCTCATCGTCAGGTTCACGCTGTCGCGACTCTTGATCACCGCAGGGGGTGGCGGACTAGTCTTCTTCCGGGCCATGGAGGTCAGTTCTCCTGGTCAAGGGTCCCGGTGTCGGTGGCAGCCTTCGCCGGGGCCCGCTGGTTGAGCCCCGCGAGCGCAGGGCCACTTATCGCTATACGCCGCAACGGCCGTGCGCCGCAATGGCGTTCGAGGATTCGCCACCGCGCGACACCCCCACAGGGGCGGGTGAGGCGGCTAGGCGTTGGCCACCTGTCCGCGCACCCACAGGTCGTAGGCGGCGAGGCGCCGGGCCACGGTGCCGTCGTCGTACCAGACGACCTGCGCCATTACGCAGTCATCGCAGCCGCCGCACGGCGGCCCTTCCATCGTCTGGCCGGCGCACCGCGAGTAGGCGGGACAGTCCTCGTTGGCGCAGATGTCGGGCCCGATGAGTTCGAACCACTGATCAGGGCATGTGCATTTGGTCAAGGCGTCGCCTTCCAGTGCTTGCTACTCCATGAGCGGTGCTTGACCGAAACGGACACGAGGTGTTCCCGTCTCCAGCACCACGGGCAGGGGCGGTCATCGGACTTCAGCCGGTATCCGGCCCATCCGCATTCGCAGCAGAGGCGCCAGCAGTGGGCGCACTCACTCATGCATCTCGCCGCGCACGTAGTGCCAGATGAAGTGCGGGTCTTCCATGTCGACGCAGACGACGCAGCGTTCCGCGGCGGTCGCGTCCGGGCCGTCGACCTTGAAGAGGTGGCCGCATACCGCGAACGTGCCGCCTTCGATCCACGCCGGGAAGCAGACCAGGCAGCGCAGGTGCGCGATGTCGTCACCCGCTGTCCGGTCGGTGGTGGCCGGCTCGGCTTGCGTCGTCACAGCCCCTCCCGGTGGATGCGCGCCGCCTCGCGGCGGACGATGAAGCGGGCGGCGGCGAACACCTGCGCGGCGGCTGTACAGCGCCGCTGCCGGGCTTCGTGGCGTTCCTCCGCCGTCGGCTCCCGGCCGTTCGCCACCGCGTCCAGGTAGCCCGCGTACAGCTGGTCCTTACGGGCGTAGTAGGCGGGCTCGTTCCGCGAGATGTACGAGGGATGGAACGGCCCCTCTGCTCGGGGGATCATGACCCGCCTCGTTCCGGCCCAAGACCGTGGACGGCGCGGTGCGCGTTGACCAAGCCCTCGCACACGGCGCAGTTCTGGTACGAGCCGAGCGGCGCCCGCTTCCCTATGCAGATGTGGCCGCAGAGCGCTATGTCCCCCCGCCTCACGCGGCCGGTGAAGCAGATCGGACAGACGACGTGCGCGATGGGCGGCGCGCTGAACGACGCGGTAGCCTCCCTCGATTCAGCGACGGTTGTCACAGTCCCTCCTTCCGTTGCTGGTTCCTGTAGCCGGAGCGCACCGACGATTCCGCCTGCCGGTATCCGCCTTTGCCGTGCGCGGTGACGTACGCCGCGCCCAACTGGTCGATGGCCGTGTCGATGTCGATGCCGTCCGAACACGCTGCGCGGGCAGCCCAGAAGAGAGCGTTCGACAGGTTGCCGTCCGGCGCCGTCAGCACCGTGTCGACCAGGCCGGAGATGCCGCCCGTCTTCCGCGGCTGCGCGAACAGCGGCTTCGGCGGCGGAGCCGGCTCGCGGCACAGTTCGACCAGCCACCGCGGCGCGTCCCGGACCGGCGTCGCGTTCTCCGCGATGTAGGAACCCTTCGAGGTGATCGAGCCTGCCCCGAGGACGTAGCCGCCACGCTCCCCGCCGTTGCACCGGATGTCGAGCACGCCCTTCACGAGCGACGCCTGAGACGCCTTCACACCCTCCGGCCACCGGTAGTACAGGTGCAGCCCCATCGACCCGGTGCACACGCGGTACGTGTCGTTCAGCTCTGCCCAGTCGCCGCCGTGCAGCTCGCACACCGCCTTGAGCACGTCGTGCCCGTCGACCATCGGCCCGAGTGACTCGTGAAGCTGCGCGAACTGCGTGCCCTTCAACTGACCGGGCAGCTTGGCTATGTCGCAGTCGATGACGAGCAGCCCCGACGGCTTGCACGCAACGCCGATGTTCGCGGCCGGCGACCACGACCAGACCTCGATGACCCGGTCAAGGTCGTTCGTCGCCTCTTCGCCCCACCGGATCTTGTACGGCTTGACCGGGGTCAGCAAGTGCGGTTGCTTGTCGATGACGTCACCGGACTGCGGGCACCGGGTCCCCGCCTCGTTGCACGGGAAGATATGGAAGCCCTGCTGTACGGCGGTCACCGCGTAGCTGATCAGGTTCATACGGAACACTCCTCATCAACGCGAACTCCGGGACAGAGGTGAACGGATGAGGTATCTCTGTCGAGTGACTAGCCTTATGCCGTCCACGCAGGCGCCGGACTGGCCGCACTGCGGTGAGAACGCACATCCCGTCAACGATCCAGTCGGTTGTCGAGGCATCCGGCTCCCTCGGCTGACCACGTGTATGGCGCACGCCGCGCCTGCCGATCGAATTCAATACCTCGCAGAGCTGGGGCAGGGCTCAAACGTCGACCACCGCGGAACCGAATTCACTCAGGAGTTGCTGAACGATCTATGCAGTGCAGTTAAACATCCGCTTGGCGGACCACCTAGATTTGGGGTAGGCGACTTCCGAGAAGCAACCTTCTCCGAGTACGCAACTTTCGGAAGCGCAAGTTTCCAGGGTGGAGCACTCTTCTCAGAGGCAATCTTCTCGGATGAGTGTCAGTTTTGGGATTCGACGTTTAAGGAAATCGCAGATTTCAGCGGAACCACATTTACAGGGTTCGCGCGATTCGGCGATGTCCATTTTGCACCCTCGACCACATTCGCCGGAGCCAAGTTCGAATCCGGCACGCACTTCAACGGCGCAAATTTTCCCTCGGACGTCAGTTTCCGAGATGCCCAGTTCTGCGGCGCCACTAATTTCCAAGAAGTCACTTACGGCGGGAAGTCGGACTACAGTAAAGCCCATTTTTCCAGCGCGGCAAATTTCATGGATGCCGATTTCAACAAGTCAAGCTGGTTCGACCAATGCATATTTAACGGTTCGGCACACTTTGACGCAGCACATTTTCGCGGCGACGCGCGCTTCGTGCGCACTTCATTTAAAGGGGGTGTCACCTTCACCGGCACCGACCTGTCTTCAGCCGGACTATTTGTCGGCGCAGAGTTTGACGAGAAGGTCGCCATCGGACCACTCACCTGCACAGGGCGGCTCAGCTTCGACAATGCGGTATTCAGGCAGTGGGTTACCATCCACGCTTCAGCCAGCCATGTCTCCTGCTGTCGCTCCCGGTTCGAGGAACCTGTAACTTTTGCCTTGAGAGAAGCCTCCGTAGACCTTACGGACGTCCTCCTGCTTCACTCCTGCACGGTCAAGATCGGACACAATGCCGACGGCAACCGTCATCGCGTTTCCATAGCGGCAGGAATGTCTCCCCGTGACCCGACTCCCGCGATAGTGTCTCTCAGCGGCGCAGACGCAGCCTTGATCCTATTGTCAGATGTCGATCTTACAGCCTGCTCGTTTGAAGGCACACATCATTTGGACCAACTGCGTCTCGAAGGGAGCTGGCAACTACACACAACTCCTCAAGGATGGCGCAGAGGTTATTTCATCCCTATGAGATGGGCTAAACGGCAAATCATTGAGGAGGAAAGGAAGTGGCGAGCACTTAGGTACCTCCCCAGATATCACCGTCTTGACTGGGGCCTCCCGCCGGACAGACCCGAGTACGTGCCAAGCCTTCCCGCACTGGCCGCTATTTACCGCCAGCTCCGTAAGGCACGCGAGGACGCGAAGGACGAACCGGGCGCCGCGGACTTCTACTACGGCGAGATGGAGATGCGCCGCTTCAGCAAGGGATGGAAGTCGGCAGAGCGCTGGCTACTTCAGCTGTACTGGCTGCTGTCCGGGTACGGGCTGCGTGCCTCGCGCGCGCTGGGCTGGCTCGCCCTCGCGATGATGACGACGATCCTGCTGATGATGGGCTTCGGCCTGCCTCAGGATTCCCCCAAGCAGGAGGCGACTGGCGTCGTGCCGCCCGGCGGCGGCAAGGTCACCTTCGAGATCGACAAGGAAGACCCACGCAACCCAACCGGGGACCACTTCACGGGCGAGCGGTTCGACAAGGCGCTGAGCGTCACCCTCAACTCGGTCGTCTTCCGGTCCAGCGGTGAGGACTTGACGACGGCCGGCGGGTACATCGAGATGGCATCACGCTTCTCCGAACCTGTCCTTCTCGGTCTCGCAGCCCTCGCGATCCGGGGGCGGGTCAAGCGGTGAGGCGCCAATCTCGATCAACCCGCTGAGGGGGGCCCGCGTCAGGACGGGCCCCCCGGGATCACTCGCCGTTCAGCGCGGCGTGTGCCTCTTCGAACGCGGCGCGTGCGGCGTCGAGCACCTCGCCCGCCTCTTCGAGAGCCGGCCCGATGTGGGCCCCCTCGCTCTTCACGGCCTCGTACTTCAGGTGGGCCGCTTTGAGCCGCGACGCATGGGTGTCGAACGCCTTCTGCGCCTTGTCGAACTTCACCGTGGCGCGCTCGAAGTCACCGGCGACCTTCGCGAAGGTCAGCGGCTTCCGGCCGCGCTTCTTCGGCTCCGGCTCCGCTTCGGGAGCCGCACCGTCAACGGTGCCGTCCCAGTCCTCATCGTCCTCGTACGGCTCTGCAACAACCTCGCTCATGCGCGGGTCTCTCTTCCTGCGTCGGGGCATCAAAAAAGGACGCGCCCGTTCGGGTCGCGTCCGTCTGTGGGGCGGGGCGGTTACGGCTGGAACGTCGCCGCGATCATGCGTGCTTGACCGTCCGACATGGACTCCACGTTGGGCACGCCCTTCGACTGAAGGAACGCGACCAACTGCGGGTCAAGGGCGGAAGGAGCAGGCTGCGGGGCAGCCGGGGCCGGGCTCGCAGCCTGGGGTGCACCCTGCGGCGCCGCGCCCCACTGCTGCGCAGAGGGAGAGGCGGGGGGCGTCTGGGCAGGGGCTCCCGGCGCTGTACCGGCAGGCTGCCCCCACTGCCCCGCCGGAGGGCCCTGCGGCGCCTGAGCGGGCGCCTGCCACTGCCCCGGCGGAGGACCGGCCGGAGCCTGCTGCGGAGCCGCCTGCGTGCCCTGCCACGGGTCGTACGGCAGCTGCTGCGACGCGTACTGAGGCTGCGCTCCGTACGGGGCCTGAGCGGGCGCCTGTCCGTACTGCGGCGCCGCCTGCGCCTGCGGCTGCGCGAACTGCTGCCGCGGATGCGTCTGGATGTACATCTGCGCACTCGCCGCGTCCTGGTCGGAGAAGTCCGTCAGGTGGTAGGCACCCGACTTCTGTCCCTGCGCGGGAGTCTGCGCGAGACGCCCGAGGACCATCGCCCCGAGCTGCGTCTTCAGCTGCGGCACGAGAGCCTTGCCGCCGATGGTCGTTCCGGCGAGGACCGTCGGCTGCCCGGTCTGCGGGTCCACCAGGTCGATGATGACCACGTCGGCTTCCACCATGTCCACCGGACCTTCGTCCGCCTGGAACGTCTTGGTGACGACGCGGTCCGGATAGATCAGGAACAGCCGACCGAGCCAGTCGGCGTGATCCCGCGGCGAGAAGAACCCCGAGTTCTTCGCCGGCTGATTGAACGGGCTTGTTGTCACTGTGCCTCTTCCTTGATCAGCGCTCGGTGCAGCGCGGGTAACTGGAGTTGCGGTAACAGTCGTCGTAGTCGCTGAGAGAGACCCTGAACTCGTGCTCGCGGCCCGCCTTGTCGCGGGTCGTGAGCTTGTACGTCCACTGCTTCGTGGCCGACCAGTACGTACGGTCCTTGTCCACGACCGTTCCGGCCGGACCCTGTGGCGGGCCGCAGGCGGCGAGGGCGAGCGCAGCAGCGGCCATGACCGCCACGAGTAAGCGCCGCATCGTGTGTGCTCCTCTACTTGCAGGGATGCGAGGGGTAGTGGCCGAACACCACGACCGCGATGACGGCCGCAGTGATGGCGGCCATCGTCAGAAGCCGCCGCGTCACGGCATCTCCGATCGTTTGGCGCCGCAGCCGCTGCACGTCCAGCGCAGCGGGCCGCGAGTCATCTCCGTCCAGCGGTGAAGGGCCGGGAACGCGCCGTGCAGCAGGGCGAGCAGCAGCATCACGCGATCCGCTCCGACCGGGAGTCTTCGAGCAGCGCGCGCACTTCGTCTTCCACGTAGCGGCGCATACCGCCCACCGTCCGGACGGTGGTCAGCTTCCCGGCCTTCGCCCACCGGGTCACGGTGCGCGGGTCGACGCGGAACAGCGTCGCCACCTCAGCCGGCGTCAGAAGGGATTCGGTTTCCATTGGGTCCACCTCCTTCGATGTCATGAGCGGCCGTTGCAGCCGCGCGTCATGCCCGGATCGCCGGGCGCGAAGAACGGGCAGAAGCGGCAGTCGTCAGCAACGGGGAACTGCCGGGCGATGCCCAGGCTCTGAGCGTTGATGTCCAGGCTCTGAGCGTTGATGTCCAGGCCCGCCCACGTGGCGCGCTCCGTCTCGTACGCCTTCACCTCGCCTGCGATCCGGTCGACCCGCGCGAAGGCATCGCGTGCCACCTGCGGGTCGTACGGCTCGATGACGGCGTACATGTCGGCGAGGCTGGACGCTTCGCGCGGCCACGAGATCAGCGCGACGAAGTCGACGACCTCGCCCTTGAGGCGCTGCCCATATCCGTACGTGTGCAGCTGCACGCGGTAGCCGGGCGGGATGCCCTGCGTCTTCAGCTTGTCCAGCGACCAACGGCCCTGCGCCTTGTGGTCATCGACCATGCACAGCGTGCGGTCAAGCAGGTCCGCCGTCCCCTTCGGCACGTGCTCGTTCGGGAACGTCAGCCGCTGCTCGACAGCGAAGCGGCCCGTACCGGCGTCCGCCCACATGAACATCTCGGCGAGCCCGGCATGGATGCAGGTGCCGACGAACGCCGCCCACCCGTCGCCGCCCGGGTTCACTGCCGGGATGCCCAGCAGGGACATCGCTAGGCGGCGGTCGCACGGCGTGCCGTACTCGGAGGGACCGAGCGTCACCTGAGCCGACCGGTTGTCTTCGGTGTTGCGGTTGTCGTAGGCGTAGAACAGTTCCTTCATCCGCGCGACGACCCGTTCCGCGAGGACCGTCATCGGGATCGGATCCGTCACAGCCGCAGGCAGCTTGGCCGGCTGACTGAACGGACTGCCGGGCTGCGAGAACGGCGACTCACTCGAAGGCGGCGCATCCGCTCGGGTCGTCGGGGTCGCAGCCGTCGAAAGCTCCGCATCCGGTGTCGGCGTGAGGGCAGCGCCCACCGCCGGGGCAGCCGCAGGTTCCGGGGCTGCACTGTCCGTGCTGGTGCTCGCCGGGGTGCGGGCACTGTTCGGGAAGAGCTTCGCCAGCGCCTCGATGTCCGGCGGCACCGCAACCTCCGTTGCAGGCTGCGGGGTCGGGGCAGCATCCGTCCCAGTCCCGCTGCTCTTCGTCGGTGAAGCCGGGGCCGCGATTGCATCCGTTGACGGGGCAGCTTCCGGACTTCCATCCGTGATCGCACTCGTCGGGCTTGACTCCCCGGCACCAGCACCAGCCGCAGAGCCCGCACCAGTTCGGTTCGTTGCAGGTGTCGAGGGGCTCGAAGGCGGCGCCGCGGGTGCGTCGGGTCGCGGCGGCAAGGCCGGCTGCATAGGCGTCGACTCCGGGGATGGATCCATCTCCGGCAGCTTCCGGTCCTCGATCTCCCGCACCTTCATCGCCCACCTGCTGACCATCTGCTCGGCTTCCGTCGGCTCCGGCTCCGTACGTGCCGCAGTCGCAGGCGCTGCCTCCGCAGGCGTCCCCAGCGGGGCAGCCGTAGCGGGCGCTGCCTTCGGGGATAGGGGCTCGCTCGGAGGGTCCGATGCATCGTCGGGTGACGTCGCAGGTGAAGGGTGACGGGCAGTTTCCGGTACAGAGCATTCCTCCCCCTCCGGGGTGTAGGGCCGGCCGGACATGGGGCAGTTGACGCGGTCCGCGCTCGGCACGTTGGGGACCCTGACGTGCAGCGTGAACTTGCCGTCGTCGTCCAGCAGCGGGGACCGCTTGCAGTCCGGGCACGGCGCGTAGTCCCGCCCGAGGGCGGGGCGGTCGTCCTCTTCGGTCTCCGGTCCGCGCCGCACCATCCAGCCCGGAATGATGGTGCGCGAGTTCTCGCATTCCACGCCCGGCATTCCGTCGTGTTTGCGGTAGCGCAGCGGGCTCGGGGACGCCCCCGTTGCCGTCACGTTCTTATGGCACTTGCGGCAGTTGTACTTGTCAGCCACCGCCGCCCCCTGTCGGTGTGTTCACGGGTCGTCCAATCGTCGGGCGGGCGGAAACTTCAGATAGCGGTACGCCCGCTTGAAGAATTCGAGTTCGTCACGGGCGTGACCGAGCAGCGTGTTACAGGGACGGCATAGAAGTCCGCGCACATCCCCCGTTGCGTGATCGTGATCAATGGAAAGGCGCCGCGTCTTTCCGGTTGCTCTCAGGCAGATAGGGCAGCGTCCGCCTTGCAGCGCGTACAAGCGGTCGTAGTCGCCGGGCCCAAGCCCGTACGTCTTCTGCGCCCGCGTCTCGTGCGCCGCCGCCTTACGCCGCTTCTTCTCTTCCCGGTGATGCGTTGCGCATCTCGGTCCGGGATTCGGAGCGGGTCTCTTGCTGCCCGGCGGGCAGTCCTTGCACGGCTTCTCCGGCATCGCCCTCCGCTTTCCACTTCTCGGCCTTCACGGCAGGGTCGACGTAGCCGGGGCGCGCGATGCCGCAAGCGCAACACCAGTCCGATTCCACGTTCATGGATGGAACGCCGATCGCGGAGTTCCATAAGTGCTCGCCTTTGAGCAACTCCCGGTGACACATGGCCTGTTAGGTCGCCATGGATTCGAGGGCGCAGCCGACCAGGTCTCGCGCCATGTTCACGGGCACGGCGTTACCGGCCATGCGGACGCGGTCGCGCTTGCTGATCACCTCGGCGAGCCAGTCGTACGACTCGGGGAAGTCCATGAACCGCGCGTACTCCGGCGGCGTGATCATGCGGAATCCGCAGTCGTTGATGTCCGGCTGCGGATCGGGCATGAGCGCGGCCCGGTCGACCGTCGTCACCGTCATGAACGGCTCTTCGGTGGTCCGCGCCTTCGTCCGGCCGTAGTACGGGATGACCAGGCCGTGATGGTTCCCCGACGCGCACACCGTCGACAGCGGCTCGGACACGCGCCGGGCTTTGCTGCTGCCGCCGCGGAGTTCCGCGATGAACGGCGGGACCAGCAGCCCCGTCTCGTTGCGGGCGGTCACCGTACGCATCGGCGCGTCGACGGAGAACGGACGCTTCCCGTCGCGGCCTTCGACCGGGACCAGGGCGCGGCCGTACTCCGTGAGCCCGTACTGGATCCGCGACATCGTCTTGTCCGCGAGCGGCACCAGGCGCTGCCCGATCAGCTGCGCGGGCAGTGACCAGTCGATGACGTCCCGCGCCGCCCTGACGTACGGACGGACCGGGCCGGCGCAGTTGCGGCACACGAACGTGTACTGCGTCCGGTACTTCCCCGCGTCGCGGCCCGGCTTCCACGTCTGCCGTCCCGTCGTCGGGCCGCAGTCGGCACACAGCGCGCGAGGCGCTATCCACCGGTCGATGTCCGGGCAGCGCGTCCCCTTCGGGTGCATGAGGCAGAACCAGCGGTCGCGCCACTGGTGCGCTGCGGGACCGAGCCGGCCCGCATGCGCAGCGTTCAGGTACACCTCGTGCAGGCACTTCCCGCCGTCCGACATGGCCATCTTCCATGCGCGGAAGCCGACCCACTTGCGCACTTCGACGACGTTTTCGACGACCACGAAGCGGTAGCGGAAGTACTCGTCGAACCGCTGGACGTCCCACATCGTCGCCCGGCTGCGCTCGCCTTCCTGGTCGGCGAGCAGGACGCTTTCCTTGATCCCCTGCGCGATGCTGTGCTTCGTGCACGACGGGGAGAACCAGGCGCAGTCGGTGCGCGGATAGCGCCGCGGATCCACCTGCGACATGTCCGCACAGTCGTGGTCCGTATCAGGGTTGTTGGCCTGATGGACGTCGACCGCCTTACGCCAGTGATTGATGGCGATACGCGTCCGCTGCCCGGGAAGCAGGTGAATGCCGCGGGTCGATCCGCCGCCACCGGCGAAGCCGTCCAGCCAGCTGAGATCACCGAGCCGCGCGAGCAGTTCGTACAGCGCCATGCGTTCTTCGATGGGCAAGGCTCCCCCTCCGGGCATGCGAAAGCCCCGCCGCACGAATCGCGACGGGGCAGGTTGATCAGCTGTCGGCGGTGACGGGCCGGATCGTCTTGACGGCGGTCTTCGTCTCGCAGTCCGCGAACGCCGCCGGGTAGTGCGTCCTCAGCCGCTTCTTGTCGAAGCCGTCCCGGAACGTCACGTCGACCTTGAAGAGCGGGGCGCCGGCCGTGTCGGTCGCAACCTTCGGCACCGGCTTGTCGTCGTCCGGGTCGTAGCCCAGACGCGCCAGCAGATCCGCCTTCACCTTCTTCTCGTACGTCTCCCACTTGAGCCGCGCCGCGGAAGCCGCGCGCACCTCTTCGTACAGCTTCGCGATGTCGTCGCTGACTTCGACTGTGGCCATGCGTCCTCTTCCTACGTGTCGGGATGAACTTCGATCGAGGCGAAGACCCGCACCCGCCCGCCCGTACCTTCGGTCTCCTGCCAGTCCCACGACGCGAAGTCCGACGGCCGCCGGTACCCGAGCTTCCTGAGCACCCTGTCCCGCTGAGCGGTCGTCGGGATCGCGCGCTGACTCGCCGGCCAGAAGTACTCAGGCCACTGCGACACGCGCCCGGGGATGATGCAGACGTACAGGCACCAGACCTCCCGCCTGTCCTGCATGCGCTGCGCCATCTGCGCTTGCATCGCTCAGCGCCCCATCCTGGACAGGAAGCGGCGGGCCGCCTCGGTGACGCCCTGCGCCCGCCTGGACGCCCGCTCGCCGCGCTCCCGGTCCGTCGCGTCGCCCTCGTTCTGCTGGCCCCGCTCGCGGCGCCGTACGGCTTTGGGCCGCTGGATCCGCTCCCGCGTCACCGCGTCGCCTGCTTCTTCGGAGCGGCAGGCACGTTCTGCGAGTTGAGGATGACCAGGGCATCGAAGGCGAGGATGACCGGGTCCGTCTCGTCCAGCAGCGCGACCAGTTCGGCGGGGCTCATCGTGGCGGTGGCGTATGGCGGAGGGGTGGTGTCGGACATGGTGGGACGCCCCTTTCAAGGGCGGTGCTGCGGGTAGCAGTTCGGCGCCGTGCGCCGCGGGTCCCCCTGGGACGTTTCCGGCATTCAATGCAATTCAGGCAATTATCGAACTCGCGTTCCCGGGCCATCGTCGCCAACTCCCGTAACGGGCAGCAGCGTTGTCAGTGCCCGGTGCCACACTCGTCGAATGGACAACTCAGCGGACTTTGAGAAGGAGCGGAAGGAGCGGAACGAACGCGTTCACGCTCTGACCACCATCGTGTTGCAGCAGCGCGGCCACAGTGACGCCGCCGGTCTGCTCGTGGATGCACCGTCCGTGACCCTCAAGTACATCGAGAGCGACTGGGGCGTCGAATACTTGGAATTGCTGGTCGACGTCGATCCCAGCCTTGTGGACCGGTTCACGGAAGAAGTCTCCGAGCGCATCCTGACCACCGCCAAGGAAGTCACGGAGCGCGATGAGGGATTCGAGATCTCGTCCTTGCGAGTACGACCCATCCTCCCTGAGTTCACGTCCAACTGGCGGACGGAGCTGAAGACCGGCCTCAGTCCCAAGCAGTCCAACCACGCCCGCAGGGTCAGGTCCGAGCCGAATCACCCCACCGAGGGAAGGCTTCACTTCACCAACGAGTGGGAGTACAAGGTCTACGCCGTTCTCAGGGACCGTCAGGCGCAGCTCGAAGACAACGAGACGATCGGCATAGTGCCGCTCTCCCTCTATAAGGTCGCGACCACCGTCCTGGAGCCCGATTTTCTTGTCACCTACCGTGGCTACGCGGGAGTCATCGAGGTCGACGGCCCTCACCACAAGGACAGGGCATCCAGCGACAAGGGGCGTGATCGACTCCTGCTCAACGCCGGAGTCAAGTTCGTTGAGCGCATCGACGTGCGAGACACGACCACGAAGGAAGAAGTCGAGAAGTTCATTACTGACTTCTTGAAGCGTCTGACGGCGTGATGCAGGGGCGGATCCCGTGGACACGCGTCCGCCCCTGCTATTCAGTTGTGCCGCCGCAGGGACCGCAATGCGGCGGGTCGTACGCAACTCCCCAGTGCCCCGGGGTCGGTCCGGGCACGGACCGGCGGTGTCGGCTCTCTCGCCTGGACTTGAACCAGGAACACACGGATTAACAATCCGCTGCTCTGCCGATTGAGCAACGAGAGATTGATGAACGCCCCGGGGTGGGAGCCAGCCCGCATCCCGCCCCGGGGCGTTCCTCCCCGCGCCGCCGGCGCGGAGTCCCTGCCATACCGGGCTGGCATTCACCGGTCGGCAGGGGAGCTACGGGGTGTCCTTCTCGTACACGTCGCGAGCCGCGTAATACAGGACGCCTTCCGCCTGGAACGCGGATTCCATGTAATTGGCCAAGTGCCACGCTTCGAGCGTTCCAGGCTCGGTCGCTATGAACTCATCCTCCGCTTGGCGCCGCTCGTACTCTGCGGCGCGGTACTCCAACACTTCCGGCTTGTCGTCGCAGTCGGCCGGAGGCACGACGGACCAATGCAGCGTCATGACGTTCCCCTCAGGAGTGGTCGGGACAGAAGTCGCCGTAGCCTTCGAGGTGCCGCCACCCGTTCTCGGCTGCCTCGCTGCGCAGTGCGTCCAGCGACGGCATGTCCGCGTCGCCGCCGTACTCCGCGTCGCACACCTCGCCGTCGTCGGTCTCGTCACACGTCAGAATGCGGATCACGAGACCGGTCACGGCGCGATCTCCCACTCGTCGACGGTCAGGTTGTCGCCGCCGTACGCGCGGCCCGGGGCGAGGAATGCCGTCAGGCGCTCAGCCGCCATGAGTCGCGAGTCCGCGCGGGACACGACGCAGTGGTCATCCGGGTTGCCGTAGTCGCTCATGAGCGACCAGCCGAAGAACGGCGCATCCTCGATCCACTCCGCATAGCGGAGGTTCATCCAGTCGAACGAGAAGCGCAGCACGCGGGCGTTCGGGATGGCGTTGAACTCCGCCCGGGAGATCGGCCGCTTGTGGACGGTGACCGCGCCGGGCTCCGGGTTCGCATGGATGATCTCGCGGATCTTCCTGACCGACGGGCCGTCGCGCCACTGCGGGTGGTCGGGAGTCTGCGCGAGACCCGCGCCGAACTTCTTGACCTTGCCCGGCTCGCAGCCGCGCGAGTGCCACGTCACCTTGAAGTGGAACGTGTCGCTGCGGTAGGCCTTCGCCTCTTGCTCCCCCAGCTTCCGCCCGACCTCTACGTCTACGGACGGCTCGCCACTGTAGTCCGGGGCCGTCCACTGCACGAGCGTCCGCCAGCCGTGCTCACGGGCGAACTCCACAAGTCCCCTGGCGAGCGGCGGCAGCTCGTACCCGGCGGGCGGGATGGCCGCGATCTCGGCGAGGCGCCGCTGAATCTCGCGGTGCCGGTGCTTCTGCTCGGGGGTGGCGTCCCCCGCCTTTCGAGCCGCCGCCGCGATGGCGTGCTTCTCATCCAACAGACGGCACCACTCGGTCTCGGTCATCGCGTGCCTCCGTACGAGGGGTCCAGGTTGTTCACGCTGCACTCGAAGGTCGCGCTGTCGGGAAAGCCGAGTTTGCGCAGCGTCAGCGTGTCCCCATCCCGGGCCAGCACCACGTACGTAGGGCGGTAGCCCTCGCGGGGTGCCGACGCGGGGAGCAACAACTTCACCTGCGTGTTCGGCTGAGGATTGAAGCCAGCCAGGTTCCCGGCCGTGCACTTCGGGCAGTGGTACGCCCCCGGCCTGTTGTCTGCCAGGAAGGATCCACCGCAACCCGCGCAGGACCGAAGGCAGTTGCTCATGAATCGCCCCTCCTGACCGGCGGGAGGGTGATCGAGTTGGTCATGATGACGATGCGGATGGCGCCGACGACCGGAGCCTTGTGCCATGCCGGGTTGCGCGGGGTGCGCGCCCGCCAGTGCGCCCGGTCCGGCTTGCTACCGTCCGTGCGGAACTCCAGCCGGAACAGGAACTCCCCGCCCTCCGGCATCCGCCGCCCGATCAGCACGCGCAGGATCGGGGCGCCCTTGAAGCCGGGCGGCGTCCACTGCTCAAGCACCGTCCAGCCGTGCTTCTGTGCGTGCTCGATCAGGGCCGACGCCTGAGTCAGGGGCTTGCGGATTGCGGTGGTCATGGTGCGCGCCCCTTCCAGGGGTACGAAGTGAAGCGGCGCCCCCGCCGCAGGGGGGGGAGTTGGCGGGGGCGCCTGTCTGAGACCCGCCCCGGAAAGCGAGTCGATGGTGTGGGTCGCGTATTCCGGGGCGGGAGCTGTTCAGTCCGTCGCGATCGAGCGGGTGAGGGATTTGCGGCGGACGTGCACGGGGCCGATCTCCTCGGTCCACGGGTCGATCAGCGCGAACCGGACGTCGGCGATACCCAACCGGTCCATCCGCTCGCACACGGTGCAGGGGCACGGAACCGCGACCCAAAGACCGTGCTCCGACGGGATGGAACCGTGGTAGATCACCAGGTCGAGCGGCCCGATCATGTCCAGTGTCCGGAGCAGTGAGTTCGTCATGCGGTCCCCTCCGATGCGATTTCCTGTACTACAAATATCCCGCTGGGATCATGACCCGTCAAGGTCTCGCGTCATGATTCTTGTAGGACAGAAAAGCGGAGAGGGTCAGTCAGCTGTCGAAGCCGGACCATGCCGTGACCGGCATGCCCAGCGTGATCAGGTCGGCGTCCTCGAAGTAGCCGGCGGGGTTGCCCTCTTCGATGTCGGCGTCGAACCATGGCCGCGGGTCCCCGACGAACCGCGGGGCCCACACGACGTCACGGTCATCGCGGGTGCGGTGGATCACCACCTGGCGGCGGATGCCGTCTTCGTCCGTCCACGTCCACGCGTACGGTTCGGGCGTCTCCATCACTGCCCACGCCAGTACTTCAGCGCGCCGGACACGACCTCGCCGTTGGTCTGCTTGTCGTTGCCGTCCTCGACGTACTCGTCGAACACGCCATCGAGCCAGTCGGCGAACGGTCCCGCGCTCTCCATCGGCAGATGGCCGGCTTCCACCACGTACCGCCGGATCATGTCTTCGTCCACGGGCTGCACGCCGTCCCGGATGTCCGCCGGGTCCGCGCCCCGCTCCTCGTACCGTTCCGCCAGCGCGGCGGGGTTCAGCTTCTCCGTCATGACATCCCCCTTCGTAGGGCGTGCGGTGCTTCGAGCGCCCCGTACGGGATTCGGTCCCGCGGCCTCGCGCCGCGTTCCGGGGCTGGTGGATCAGATCGAGGGCTTCGGCGCCGGCTTGTGTCCGGTGACGTAGAACCGGCCGCTCGCGCGGACGTGCAGATACCCGCCGCCGCCTCGCCACGGGTACCAGCGGAGGATGCCGTCACAGGTCCCGCACACTCGGTCCTCCGGGTGCCGGTCGCTGCTCATGACGGCCCGTGCAGTCCGGGCAGTGCGACCCTCCACGGCCGCGACGCGCAGTCGGTGCAGAGGTTGCCGCCCACGGGGTCGACCTCGCCGCGGCAGTCTCCGAACTCGCACTGCCCGGTGCCCTTGTGGAAGCCGCAGACGCACGCTCGCGCGTCGTAGCAGGGACCGGGGTAGACGAAGGCCGGTACCCACCTGCCGGTGACGAGCTGGATCCTGATCTGGCGCGGCTTCTCCTCGCGCCGGGTCCATGTCTTCATGACTCCCCCTACGGGTGGTGCCTCGTGATCGGCTCGGAGCTGGGGACCCACCGCATCGCGTCGCCGCTCACGTACGCGTTCAGCTCCCGGTCGATACGGGCGAGAGTGCGGCGCGGAGACGAGCGGCGCGGCGCCGGAACGGCAGCCGGGTTGGTACGCGGGTAGCGGTCCCACGCAGTGGCCATGACGTGCACCTCGCTCGGGCGGTACGCCATGACGCGGCGGAAGCGGCCGTTGATGAGACGGAACGCCTTGCGGGGCTCGCGGCGGTATGCGGCGCGATAGATCTCAGCGGCGAGACGGCCGAAGGGAGAGGCGTACCGCCAGTCGGCAGGGAGGCCCCGCCGACTGAGGTACTCCGCGACGGTGAGCTTCAT